TTAATTTATACTCTCTTAAATATTCACGGGAGAAAGGAAAAAGATTATGAGAATGGCAAAAGAAGTAAAAAAGGAAAGAGAAGTTAAGATCAAGAAAGTCCAAACTAATTTTATGGGTGGAACATCTTACGGACTCAGTGCTATTGAAACCATGAAAATGGTTACTGCTTCTTCTATAATGGGAGAACCCCAATATTATCGTCATGGTGAGTTTGCACAGAAAGGCGTAAATGATGGAGTCTTTAAACTTGATAAATTGTTCGCCGATTATGCTGTAGTTGGTGATCAGTGGGACGGGCTTCCTACTTCTACTGTAATGGAAAAGGTTATTGATGCAGCATTAGATGAAGATTTTGAAGAAACTCTTCGTTGGGCGGTTACGTTAAGGAAAGAATATTTCATGCGTCTTAATCCTCAGGTTATTATGGTAAGAGCTGCACAGCATCCGAAGAGAGCAGAATTTAACGAAACTCATCCAAAGCTGTTTGCTGAAATTAATGCTCAGGTAATGAGTAGAATGGACGAACCTTCTGCTCAGTTAACTTACTGGCTATATACTAATAAAAATAAAAACAAACTTCCTAGCGTTCTGAAAAGAAGTTGGGCGAGGAAGCTTGAGGGAGGATCTCGATATCAGCTTGCGAAATATAAGAATGCCAATGTTGGTATGATTGATACGGTTCGCATTTGTCATGCTAATTCAGAGATTATCGATGAATTGATGCAGACAGGAACCATTAAAGTAGATGAAGATGATAGTACGTGGGAACGTATGAAATCTGCAGGAAAGACGTGGCAAGAGATTTGGGATGCCAAAGTTCTGGGACATATGGCTTTGGTCAAAAATTTGCGTAACATTTTTGCGGAGATTGAAGATACAGAGACCTGTAAGAAGATCTTGGCGTATCTTAAAAATGGCGTTCTGAAAGGCAAACAGTTCCCTTTTAGATATTGGTCAGCTTATAAAATGATCGAAAAGGCAAATGTCCATCACAAAACACTTATTCTTGATGCTCTGGAAGAGTGCATGGACATTGCTTGTGATAATATGCCAAAGTTAAAAGGTAAAACTATGTGTTTGTCTGATAATAGCGGATCCGCTTGGGGCGCTTTCACATCAGAATATGGAACGGTTACTGTTGCTGAAATTGATAATATGAGTTCTATTATCACTGCAAAAAACAGTGAAGAGGGCTATGTTGGAAAATTTGGCGATAAATTAGCTATTCATCCTGTTTCAAAACGGAATGGAGTTCTTGCTCAGACAAAAGAAATTACTCGTGACCGTTCTAATGATGTTGGTGGTGGTACTGAAAATGGAATTTGGATTTTCTTTAGAGATGCCATTGATAAAAAAGAATGGTGGGATAATATCGTAGTCTATAGTGACATGCAGTGCGGTCATGGTGGACTTTATGGGACTTATGAAGGTATTTATGAATACACAAAACGAGGTTTTCTTGTTAAGAAAAGCTATTCACGAAATGTAGATGTTGCAAAATTGATTGCTGAGTATCGTAAAAAGGTCAATCCGAAAGTAAATGTATTTTGTATCCAGACGGCAGGATATACTAATGTAGTTATTCCTGAATATGGATATAGAACAAACTTACTTTATGGTTGGACGGGTAAAGAAGTACTATTTATGGATGCCATGATTAAGTTTTGGAATGAGAAAGAAACGGTTTCACTGGATGCAAGTCAGCAGACCCATAATTATGGAGCATCACTAGACGAAGATAATTAAAGTGTGAATAAAAATGTAGTGCATCTCACACGCCGTTTATAAAAGTTAGTAAACTGGGCGAAGCGGTTAGAACAGTTACTTCGCATAGACAAATGGTTAAGTCAATTCTCTTTAAATGGATTTATTGTTGGTTCGATCCCAACTGCAATTAATGTACTGTTCACTTATTCTCGCCCAGTTTTAAATATTTAGCTGAAGCGGTTTTAGGAGTTACTTCGTATAGATGGTAATACAATTGACTTTTAATCAATATATCGTTGGTTCGAGTCCAACAGAACTCCTTTATTATTCTCAGCTATTAAAGATTGCTCGTAGCGGTGAATAGAGTTACTTCATTTTAGACTTTAAATCTACCATATGTACCTCCGCTCTATTCAAAAATTCACGAGCTTTTGGACGGATGGCAGAGTCTGGCTTATTGCACCAGCCTTGAAAACTGGCGATCCTACTAGGGTCCGTAGGTTCAAATCCTACTCCGTCCGTTTTTTCAGTCATATATTCGCATACCTCCTTTCATATGTTGTGCGTAGTTTTAGCCCGAGGTTCGATTCAGCCACTGGCTGGTGGTCTGGTAAAATTCCAGAGGGAGACGCTTTTCACCTCACGTCTCCTAACGCTTATAGCCGTATACGCATTTGTGCACGAATGCATGGCACAGGCCACTGGTTTGTGTGGAAGTAGGGATTGGCTGCTCCTACGAAAGGGAATTGCGCAAAGAATGAGTCAGCCTCCTTTGAGGGTGGTAATGGTTAAACCCTCTTCCCTACGCTCGCTCGTCTAAAGGTAAGGACGCGGCCCTCTCACGGTCGTAAAGCAGTTCAATTCTGCTGCGGGTGAATCTGAAAGCAGTAAAGCGTTCGTAGAATAGAGCGGAATAAGTTGAAACGATATATACTTATTCACTGCTGAAGACTGATGCACCAGATTTTTACTAATACTAATTAAACGCAACAGTAACTAGAGTATCGGTTGATTGGTTCTGCCCATTGTGCATAATGGAGGTCTGGCTGTTGGGGCTGAGAACAGGACGAGTCAATACGGGCAAATCAATATCAACACTAATCATCGATAATGAGGAGTGGATGAGGTATATAAAGATGGCAACGCAAACCAACTAACAGTGTTTCGGCGTTGAGTAGTTGTCAGTGAGGTGTGTTGATATTGATTGTGTTTTGGGGATTAGCTTAACTGGTAAAGCCGTGGCCTTATAAGCCAAAGACCTGAACAAGGCAATGTATGGGTTCGAGTCCCGTATCCCCAATGAAAATGAAATTACGGGGGTAAATAATGAATAGAGAGAATAGTTATGTTATAAAAGATGATTATATAATAGGTAGCACGCCGAAAGGTTTTAATTTTTATTTTGATTTTGAAGATAAAGATAAAGTAATACAATATTATTGGAAAAAGGGCAGTGAAGGATTATTTACTATAAATAATGATGGGAAAATAGTATATTTTCAATCTTTAGTTTTCTCGAACGGTCCTTTCTATTATAAAGATGGGAATATATATAATTTTCGAAAGAATAATCTGGCACCACTCCGTGGTTATCGAAATGATGGGAAAACAATATTAAATGGATACATAGCCATATATTTTCCAGAGCACCCTAGAGCATATAATAGTAACGGTTGTGTATATGAACATATTTTAGTAGCAGAAAGAATGTTGGGGAGACCGTTAAAAGATCAAGAAGTTATTCATCATAAAGATTTTAACCGTCAAAATAATGATGAAACTAATTTAATGGTATTTCGATCTGATAAGGATCATACTTCGTATCATGCAGGTAATGCTGCAATTAAATTAGAAGATAATACATTTATATGTCCATCTCAAAAAGAAATAGTATATAAACACTTAAATATGACTATTTCTGATCCAATGCTCATTGATACTTTAATTGATCCTAGTACAAAAAATCTGTGTCCCAAGTGTAAGAAAAATTTTAAAAGTGTAACTGCTCGGCAATGCAAACAATGTTGGTTAATAGAGTGTGCGAAAAATATACCTGCGAAAGAAGAATTGGAGCAATTGATATACGATACTCCATTTACTCAAATAGGAAAAAAATATGGGGTTAGTGATAATACGGTAAAAAAATGGTGTAAAAAATATGGGTTACCCTTTCGAAAGAAAGATATGGTATAAAAAATTGTATAGGATCGCAACCTATACATCGTGTCAGGAAACGTTACCTGAATGATTTCAAGTGATCCAAAGAGAATGGAACAACCATAAGCAGCGTGTATGCTGTAACTACGGAAATTTTATTAGTGCGCAATGATAAAAAATGAAGTAGTACGCCAATTAGTATAAGATAGCGGGTAGTACATTCTGGTCTCCAGAAAGGTAAAGGTTCGATTCCTTTATTGGTGTTTTGTCTTTTTGTTTTTTTCATTCTGCCTTGGCTGAGGGCATTGTACTCAGCCAATTATTGTATAAGGAGATAATACATGACTGAATTTATCAACAAAGAACAGTTATTAGAAGAATTTAAAGAAGATCAACCATTAATTTGAAATGATGATTCATATGAATTAGGTCGTGCTAATCAATGGTATTATGATTTTAATTCAATTAAAGCTGCTCATGGGATAGAACAGAAAACAGGATCTTGGGTCTCTGTTGATGAACAGCCGTATTTTAGAAAACATTATCATACGCTTGTTTGTTCTGAATGTTGAAAACGTAGAGATGGTAGATGGATTTGGTGTCCTTATTGTGGGAGTTTAAATGGAGAAAGGTGAATATAATGACTAGAGAAGAAGCAAAAGCATATATCATTCTACATTGCATCCCGAATTATCCGAAAATGGATAAAACGGAATGGGACACGGCAATGGGTATGGCAATCGAAGCACTCAGCCGGGAGCCGAGCGAGGACACGATTAGCAGACAGGCGGCGATAGCCGCGGCAGATAGAGCGGATTATACAGGGTTAGCAATCGAAGATGTTAAGAAATTGACAGAAAAATTAGATGTAATGCATATTATATTTAAGACATTATCTGAATGCGGAATATATGGAGAAGAAGCAACTATCAAAGTTGTTGGCACGTTAAAAAGACTTGGGATGGACGATTTGCTTCCACCATGTGCGAGGTGATGGAATAATGAGTTTGATAGAAAAAGAATATGCTTTAGAAAAAGCCGAAAATCAATATTATTTAAACATTATTGATGAACGAACAAAAAACGAGATTATCAAGTTTATTAAAAATCTGCCATCCGCACAGACAGAACGTGTATGGATTCCATGCGATACACCGCCAGAACATCACAGAGATGTAATTGTGAGAGGTATTGAAGCTATCGGGAACGTAACTGTACACAAAGTGATGCAATGGGATGTTGATACATGGCGTCCGACAAATTACGCACCATCCATTACGTGGTTGGATTGGAGCGAGATATGAGAGGTATGCAGACATGAAAGTAAAATTTTATCCAGACGACATTGAAAGCGATGTTATAGAAATTCCAGACGATACGTCAGAAGACGAGTTATACGACATGGCATGTGAGTGGGTGGCAGATAATGTTGCTGGTTTCTGGAGAATTATAAACGGAAGTTTTAATGGAGATAAAATGGATGGATGAATTACAGGAAATATCATCTTTAAGAGATCAAACAGGTGTAAGTCTTCGAGAATGTAAAAGAGCGATTGAATATGCTAGGACACATGATGGGTGTACTCCGCTTGGGTATCTAAAAGCAATAACATATGCTGTTGCAACAAAAGGTGTATCTTTTGAAGAGCGAGTGCGGATGTTTAGTAATGGTTGGCGATGAAGAATGACAGACGAGGAATATGCATTAAAGAAATATAATTTTGAAAAAATTAAAGCTCACTTAAATAGGAAGCGAGATACCGTCACTATTGAAGAAGAAAATGATAGGAATATCTCATTTACCGTAAGTAATGGCTTCTTCAGAAAACATTTCTACATATGTTACCTTGACTCTTTCTCACCAGATCTGGAATCTACAGCAAACCTACGGAGAGAACGGCCCATGTACAAATATTACTGGATGTCTTTTGTGCAGGAGAATTATCCACAACAACAACGATTTGTGACAATTGCGGATATGTCATGGTACTTTGATGAAGAGGACGTAATTGACGCAATCAAGAGATTTTGCAGAAATTGGCGAAAATAGATGTATTGCTCACGGGCAGAAAGGAAAACCGATGACGGAGAATGAAAGAAAAACAATGATGATACTTGCCGATACGATACAAGGCGAAATCAACAGAATGTGCGTCACAAAGGAATTGTCAGAATTTGATACGATGTATGGACACGCAAAGAAAAATCTTGAGAAGTTGTCAAAGATGATATATGACGCAAGATTTGGGGCAGAAAGGCGGGAAGGATGAATCGAAAAGAAGCAATAAAACTATTGAAGCTGATAAAGTCAACAGCTTTCTTGGGGAATCGCAAATTATATGATGCTCTTGAATATGCTATAAACTATTTGAATCAGCCAGAGCCACACTGGATTCCGTGCAGTGAGGGATTGCCAGAAGATGAATATGTGCTGATTAGCAAAAAACCATCAAAGATATCTGGTGACAAATGGAATGTGGCTATAGCTATTCGAACAGCAGACCATAGAAGTGGGAAAATCCAGTGGAGAGATACGGGCTTTAGTGTAATACCAGATGATAAAGTACTTGCATGGATGCCACAACCAAAACCGTATCGGGAAGAAGGTGAAGCGGAATGAGTAAACGAATTTATTTGATTATGATTTTAATTTTAATTTCGATGGTGACTTTATCTGGATGTATGCCAACGAAAGTGAGCCACGACAAAGAGCCTGTTTATGTCAGCAGATTCCAAGTGATAGAGGATACATACGATTGGCGTATTGTTGCCGACAGAGAAACAAAAGTTATGTATGCTGTTTCAAATGGTGTCTATAACAGGGGCGCTTTTACATTACTTGTTGATGCGGAGGGAAAACCGTTGCTGTGGAAGGACGGCGAAGAGGAGGACTAAATAATGAGTATAAAAGAAAAACTCTTTAAGTTCTTATTTCCAAGTGAATGGAATGAGCTTGATTTGTTGCGTTGGATGCGATCGTCATATGAGCAGGCTATAGAGAACGACAACGACAAAGAGAAACTCTATGAAAAAGCAATAATGGATCTAAAGGAAAAGAACGGATATTTGGATAAAATTAAAAACCTCGAAGCAGAGAACGCGATTTTAAAGCAGTATTACAACGAAGCCGAACCGACAACTTCGGAAATCAGAGAGCGAGTTAACTTGCAGTTAATGGCATTGATGTTCTCTAGCATACAGTTTGCACGTCAACCTTACAGATATTCTTATTATCCCTTTATTGATCCTAATGGTAAGATTATGCTTTAAGGAGGGACTAAATAATAAACAATCAAACTGCTAAAGTGCATCCTGGTATTTTTCGCTACCGAGGAGAAAGCAAAGGCAAAGTGGATATGAGAGGTGTGAAGGATGAGACTGATTGATGCGGATGCGCTGATAGCAGAATTACACGGCACATATTTATATGATGATAATGCAAGACAAGTAATTTACCGAAAAATAGAGACACAGCCGACTATCGAGGAGTGCAAGGAAGACAAATATAAAATTGGTTATGCGGATGGGTACCACAAAGCTGAGAGTGAATATTATGCCAGAACTGCAACTGACCGTGACAATGCGTTTAAAATGGGGATAGAGGTTGGACGAGGAGAACGCAAGACAGGACGGTGGATTGACGGAAGCATTCCAACGTATGCAGCATGTAGTGAATGCGGTTATCAAGAAAGGTATGCGTATGAAAACAATTACTGCCCCAATTGTGGAGCAGATATGAAAGGGGAACAGGATGAGATTAATAATTGTTACCAGAAAAATTGATGGAGCAAAGATATATGTCAATCCAGAGCAATTCTGTGCCGTTTATCCATATTACAAAAAAGATTCAACCGTTATACAATTCGCAGGTGCGGAAGAAAATTATCTTGAAGTGTTGGAAAACGTAGATAGTATAGCAAATATGATAGAAATATGAGAGGTAAGCAGGATGAGATTAATTGACGCAGATGAATTATTAACAGCATTCCCCGCTATGGACATGAATGAGCCATTAACTGTTAACTGTGTAAGAGCAACGATACAGCATATGCCAACAATTACGCCCCCCGCTCAAGACGGTTGGGACTTGGTGTTTAAAATTTTAAGATTAGAAGATAATGAAGCAGTTGAATTTGGTTTAGATAAAGATATTGAAAAATTATCATATGAAGAAGCAAAGAAAAGATACAAAAAATGGGAAGATAAGTATGATATTCATGTTGGCGATGTGGTTTTTGTCCCATCGGCAAATAAAATATTACTTGTTACCTATATTCCTGCGTCTGTAGATAATATTATTGTAGGCATAGATAGTAATGGAGAAACGTTCACCTATGTAAAAAGCGCAGCCAAAAAGACAGGAAGACATTGTACATTACTAGCAGAGTTGTTAAAACTCATGAAAGAACGGGAGTAAAACAAATATGCATAGCCTGATTAGTGCATTATGTGGTTGGCCGATAGCAATAGGAGAGAATGGATGAAATTTATTGAGTTAAGAGAATATGAATATAATGGTGGGTGTGGTAGTGCAACGCCAATTTTTTGTAATGTAAATGAGATTAGCAATGTGCAGGATTATAATGATCATTATACATCTGTGAATGCTGTTGTTACGATGAAAAATGGTAAATATTATAGAGTCCTTGATAAATACCAAGATATCATTAAGATGATTGTTAAAGCGAGTGTGGAGGATTAACATGGCTGAAGTGGGAGATAAATATATTATTGAAATTGCTCAGGTATTGAATGCAGATATGTCTCATCTTTATAAGGATTCTTTAGGAAAAGTGCCGAGAAAGCTTTATAGAGTATTTGGTTTTAATTCATTAGTGTTCGATGAGCAGGGGCTAGAGAAACTGGATAAAATCAATACTGGTGTGGAACAGTATTATTATGAAGAAGGATATAAAAAAGGATCTGAGGCAGGTTGGGAGTTGGCAAAGACAATAATAAATCGGGACTATCATGTAAATAGGGCTGCTTTTGGAAATGGTTCATATGATTATTTATTTTCAAGGCCATATTCTGAAATAAAAAATTTAGAAGAGCATTTTGACGAAACAAAAATAGAAATAGAAGATAAACAGAAAAAGAAAATAAATACACTTATAGATGAGATCGGCCAAGATACTTTTAATCGATTGTGTGGGCAATGTTTTGCAGAAAGAGAATGATAATAACGTAATTGAAAATGCGCTTGACAAATACATATAATCTGGTATAATATAAGACAGTTGAGAGAGATCAACATGCAGGTATGGTGGAATTGGCAGACACGCCAGATTTAGGTTCTGGTGGAGTAATCCGTGCAGGTTCAAGTCCTGTTACCTGTATTATGCGGTGGTGGAACGGGTAGCCACTTAAAGAGAGCGAGTGAGTGAGTTCAAGTCTCACGCAAGCGGGGCAGATAAATAAGGGGATGAGCAACGGTAGCATCCTTTCGACCCGCAGTGCAATCGGAGCGCACAGCTTGGAGGTCGTGACTCATCATGCAAGGTGCAAATCCTTGCCCGCATAAGCCGTGGTATCTCCCCACGTTAAACCAGAGAGGACGCAGTAGCCTGAAGCAATGCCTATAGGTGTGTCGGTAGAAAACCGTGGCTCAAATACGAAGTCAATGCTTTATACGAAAGCTGCATACGGCGTTGTAAACGAATCCTCCTCCTGTTGGCATCCAGAAAGTCAGTCGAGCGAGAAACCGAAAACACAGTGGTCTGGCAATGTGAAAGTAGGGAGCACCTTTGGGGATACGGTGCATTCGGCAAGCAGGGACAAACTGCTACAGGGTGGGTAGTCAGGCCACCCAATTTCGGAACGTGATGGAATAGGAAGACATGGACGAAGATGTAATTGGTTAATCACCATCCCTTTATTTATCTTATAGGTAGCGTAGGACTCGTAACCATTCGAGGGTATCGTGATAATGATACTAATTCCTCGTATCAAAATAAAGGTTTGAGACGGCTTACAAGTTGATAACTTGATTGTAGGTTCGAATCCTACCATTCCGATCCTTGCTAATGTGGCGAAATTGGCATACGCACTTGACTCAAAATCAAGCGACTTCGGTCTTGAGGGTTCAAATCCCTCCATTAGCATGAAAGAGACAGAGAACAAATGTACACGGATCTCAGTGACAAAATAGCAGTTCACTATTGCCAATGTGTTTGGCCAACGCAGAGGGAATATTGAAGCTAGTCAGGCCAATACCGTAAGATGTGTCGTTGAGTGACGTTAAGCTCACCATGGCCCTGTGGCGAAATTGGCATACGCAACGGACTTAATAATTTGAGCGCATAATTTGGAAACAGTTATGTGGATGTAGGCTAATTCGGTGGAAGCCTTACTGAGGTTACGCCGAGCTAAATTGCAGAGATGCATAAATGTGTAGAGACCATATACCTACTACCTAAGTCAATAAGATATGGTAAAGACATGGCCCAGACTACAACACAATTTGATTTATTGTGGCTATGGTAACATAGAGTAGTAAGAAAATCCGTGGGTAGGAATTCTGTGTGGGTTCGAGTCCCATCAGGGCTACTGCACGATAGCAAATAAGTGGGTAAACGGATGTGCGGTTGGCTGACCTTAAAGCTACTTGCTCTCGTAGCTCAATTGGCAGAGCAATGGTTCTGTAAACCATAGGTTATCAGTTCGAGTCTGATCGGGAGCTGCAGACAAAGAAAAGTCTTAAAAACTCTTTATACCAAGTGGTTATAACTCTAAATAGACTTACAAACTTTAATTATTTGGTATAGATAACCCATCTAAAACACCCCGAAGGCCAAGGGGCAGATCAGGGCATGGAGCTGATCATGAGATCTCTTTTTTCATTCGAGATATAGCTTAATGGTAGAGCGGTGGAGCGTCAATCCACAGGTAGTAGGTTCGATTCCACTTATCTCAAGTTCCGATTGGCTACTCTTTCATTACGGATCATAAGTGGAACTGGAAGAGCGTAAGTTACAGCGATAGACGTACTGGTTTTGAGCAAATGTTACCACTCAGCCTAGGAGAGTAGTTAAAATGAGCGGCGAACCTGAGCGACTTAATACGCAGGATGTGAGAATAATATATATAAGGAGTTGGCAATGGTGAATGACAGGTTTAGAACACGAAGTCCGAATTTGTAAAAAGTGTGGCTTCAGATGGTTAGTAGATAATGAGGATATATACTGGGACGAAAATGGTTATGGATATTCGACAAAATTATGCAACTGTCCCAGTTGTAAAACGCCAAATATTATTAAATATAACGAGGACTGCAGCCTCGATTTGAATATAGACACCCGTTGGTATGTAAAATAATATAATTAAAAACAGAAATAAAAATAAGGAGACACGATTTATATGGAAACAAATCTTAGACAGGCAGACGCAAAAGTAAATGTTGAAGGTGTAGTTGCGGAACTTTCTCTTAATGAAGAAATGGATGCAACTCTTGGTTGTAATAAAGTAAGTGGATATTTGACAGTAAAGACAAGTGATACAAATTTTGTGAGATTTAATATCAATATTAATGAAAAGACCAAAGCGGGTGCGGAAAATAAGGCATATGCAGGAATTAAAACTGTTATGAACGATTATCGTTCTATTGATGCGGTTGGTGAAGAAGATGCAGATAAGGTGAGAGTAAATGGTGATCTGAATCCTTATCATTCTATTCAGACAGGACAGGACGTTCTGGGGTACAAGAGTAATTTCTTTAACCGAGTAATTGGTGAATATAATCCCCATGCAGAGTTTGATGTGGAAATGTTCATTGCTAATATTACCCCTGAAATTGATAAAGAGGGAGAAGAAACAGGAAGACTTCTCGTTAAGGGGTGGGTCCCCCAGTATAACAATGGAGTGGAACCTCTGACACTGGTCGTACCCGAAGATTTGGCAGATGCGGTTGATAGCACGTTTGAACGTGGACAGACAGCAAGATTTTACGGGGATGTAATTAATGATAGAGTTGTGATTAAACGTGAAGTTCCTGTGGCTATTGGTAAACCAAAGGTGGAAACCAGAACTATCACAAAGAATGAATTGATTGTCACTGGCGCTACAGAACCTTATGAAGAGGGTGTCTCTCAGGAAAAACCTTATCCCGCTGATACCATTAAAGCTGCTATTCAGGCCCGTAAAGACCGTATTGAAAGTAAAAAGAATATGGAAAATAGCGGTGCAGCTGCCAGACGTGCAGGAACTAGACCGAGTGGTGCTGCTAGAGGTCGTAGCCTTGATATGGGATTTTAATTAATGGGGGTAAGTTGATATGGCAAAAGAAACAACTTTAGAAGAAGCGGTTAATGAGGGCAAGAAAAAAGTAGCAGCATTCTCTCTTGATGATTTGCTTAATGCAAATGTATCTAGAGTTACAAAATCTCTTGATAATTTTATTGCTTGCTGGTATGGCCTTGGAGGTCTTGGTAAGACCCCTGTGGCTGCCGATATGCCAGATCCACTGTATTTGGCTTTTGGTAAGTCTGGTTTAAGTGGACTTAATAACGTGGCTTTTATGCCTATTCGCTCTTGGGCTGACTTTAAGAAATTTACTAAGACTGTGTCTGACCCTAAAAATTATGAAGCATTGCATGCAAAATATAAGGGATTTATTCTTGATGAAATGGAAGTTCTTTATTCATACTGCGAAAAATTTGTAGCAAATAGCGAAGGGGTAAATAAAATTAAAGAGGGCAATGGCGGATATGGGCTTTGGAGTGATCTGAAGGACGAATGGGAAACAGAATTACTGAAAATTATTGGTAGCGGTTTTTATGTAGTGTTTATTCTTCACGCTATTGCTGACGAGGATGGCAGATTCTTCCCTGTTGGTGATCGTAAGCGTATGCTTCCTATTATTATTAATCACAGTGATGTAATCGGTTATGTAAAAGGAAATGGCGTAGATCCTGATACAGGAAAGCCTATCCATTCTTCTCTTATGCTTGCAGGTACAGATGATTATTTCGCCAGAACTCGTAATGAATATTTCGACCCTGTGATTGAAGATTTTACTGCTGATAATTTGATTAAGGCTTATTATGATGCGATTGATCGTCAGGAAAAAGCCGAAGGTGTTAAGGCAGTAACCAAAGAAGAACGAGATGCGATGTTTGAAACTGAGAAGCGAGATTTTGATGACCTTATGGATGAGGTTCAGGAAGTTGGTGGAAAGATCGTACAGAAATACGGATCAAAAGAGAAACTGACTGAGGTTGTTGAGTCTGTTCTTGGTAAAGGCGCTCTTGTATCAACTTGTACTCCTAAACAGCAAGAAGCTGTAGAAGTAATTTTGAACGAATTAAAAGGATTGCTGTAAAAGGTAATGAACGATGGCCTATAAAAAATGTCTCCTCTGTAAGAAGTCTATTCTTCCTACAGAGGAATTTGTTCCATACAAGGGCAAATATGCCCATCAGTCTTGCTTTAACAAAGAGATAAAAAATCTTTCTCAAGATAAAAAAGACGTTTTAAAAGCACAGGCAGAATTACAAAAAAATAAAAAGAAGAAAAGTAAAAAGAATTCTTCAAGTAATATTACCTCGCCAAGTGTCATAAAAGACGGAGTGACAGAAGAGCAGTTTCAAGAAAAAAAGAGATATTATGAATATTTAAAGTCTCTTTTAGTAGATGAACAATTGACCGTAAAACAATTTGCTGTATCAGAAAAATATATTGAACGTTATAAATTTACGTTTGAGGGAATGTATCAGACACTTATCTATCTTAATGAAATCTTAAAGAAGGAGTTAACTGGTGATATAGTTGGTATCATTCCCTATTATTATAATGAGGCAGAAAGTTTTCAACAGGACGTAAAGAAGTTAGATGAAGTCGGGAAAAATACTGATTGGTCTAAATTATATACTAGAAAAACAATTAAGATTAAGCCTCAAAAGAGGAAAATAAAATTATTGGATATTGAAAGTGTGGGAAAATAATGAAGATATTAGATTATATGAGAACAGTAGATGTTGAGATTTTTGTGGGTGATTTGTTAGAAGAAGCAAGTCCAGACACTATCGAAGAAATTGAAAGAATGGCAGAACAGTTGCATAATGCTGTTGAAATCGGTATTAAAGACTATATTGAAAGCGAAGAAGATCGATTTGACTATGATGAGTATAATCCCCCATTCTAAGGTGATAATATGATTGATAGTATTTGCAACAAATGCATTCATCAAGATGTTTGTAAATGGAGAGAAGAAGCTTTTAAAATTGTTAAACAGTATAACGATTCCCCTGTTACCTCTGCAGCATTCAATATGGATTTCAGATGTAACTATTACATGATAGATCCTTGTTTTTCTACTGTGAAAAATGGAACAGTAAAATTCCCTGAGCCTAAGATTTATTAAAGGAGTAACTAAATGGTAAACGAAGGTCTGGTAAATAAAAGAGCATATCTAAATGTCATAGGGTGCCTGATGAAGGACTCTTCGTTAATTGATGATATGGACAGGCCGTTGTCACGGTCCGATTTTCAGACAGAAGATTTTTATGAATTACTGTTTGTGGCGATTTATAACCTATATATTCAAGGATGTGTTAAGATTGATGAATTCGCCATAGATTCGTATCTTAGTAAATATGATAAACAATATAAGATTTTTCAAGAAAATCATGGATTAGATTATTTAGTTAATGCCAGAGAAATGGCAAGCCTTGAGAATTATGATTATTTTTATCATGTGATGAGGAAATATTCATTGCTCCGTTATTATGAGGATCAGGGCGTAGATACAAGAAAACTAATTTATGATTGGGCAGCAGTTGAAGAAAAGACAGCCGAAGCTGAAAAACGAAAGTTTGAAGATTATACTGAGGCAGACATTGTAGGGATTATTGAAAGTCACTTGGTCATTACGCCGAAGATGGACTATTGTTCTGATATTTTGTCTGAAAGTATTCAAGCAGGAGATGGGATGAGCGAGTTGATTGACGAATTACTCGACACTCCTGATTTTGGATATGGATTCACAAGTACAGGATTCAATGCTGTTAGTCGAGGTGCCAGAAAGGGTAAATTTTACTTAAGATCAGCAATCACGGGGACAGGGAAAACAAGACAATTTATCATGGATGCTTGTAATTTTGCTGTTCCATATTCGTGGGATAAAAAGAAAAAGAAATTTATTTATACGGGCCATTGCGTCCCTACTCTTTATATTGGTACAGAGGGTAGCTTGCGTGAGTTTCAAACTATTGTATTAGCTACTGTAGCCTGTGTGGAAGAGGAACATATTCTTCAAGGTGAATATGAAAAAGGTGAACTTGAAAGGGTACGTCAGGCAGCACAATATATTGCTGAGAGTCCGCTTTATCTTGTATACTGTGATGATTATAGCATTACTGACATTGAGAATATTGCTAAACGATACGTCCTTACATATCAAGTTGAAATATTTATCTTTGACTATTTGCAGAACAGTATGCGATTATCAGCTGAAGTCACAAATAAATCCACTTTGCGGATGCAAGAATGGCAGATACTTCTTGTATTTAGTACTCGTATGAAAGCATTAGCGGAAAGACTTGACATAGCAATTATTTCAGGTACACAGCTGTCTGCTGAAGCGGTAGATGCAAGATATAAGGATCATACAATTTTGCAAGGTAGTAAAGCGATTGCTAATAAGATAGATATTGGTGTTATTATTTCTCGTCCTAATGCAGCAGAGAAGAAAAAAATTGAAGCATTACAACGTCATCTTATTGGTTGTCCAGAAATAAATTTATTGCAGTGGTGTTATAAAGTTCGTCAGGGTAAGCTCTCTCGAATTATAATTCTTAGTCATATAGACTTAGGTACGATGCGTGTACAAGACTGTTTGGTAACTAATTTTGATTTTGAACCACAGCCTTTTGATTTTACTCAAATTGAAGCTGCGGAAGAAGTCATTAAGAAAAACAGTGTCGGAATTAATAAAGCACCTGATGAAACTGTAGAAGATAATGAAGAAACTGTTCCTTGGAACGAATCGTCATCAATAACTTTGCCAGAAGAAAAGACAGACAGTATGAATTCTGACAAACAGTCAGAAAAACTAATATTTTAAATGGTAGGTGAGAATATGCGATATCTTGATAAAAGTTATATATTAGACTCACTTACGATTGAGGATGTTATTAAAATTTGTGGATTGCTTGGCAGTCCAAACTACAAGGAGGACAACAATGGTAATCCATGTTTTAGTACTAGTATTTGTCATGGTGGTGATTCTCCGTATAAACTAGTTTATTATCATAACCCTGAAGAGGGGTCTGGCAGACATCACGGAGTTTTTAAGTGTTTTACATGTGGCGATACATACGATATTGTAGAATTGGTTATTCGTGCGATGCGTCAACAGGGAAAAACTTATACATGGTACAAGGCGTTAAGATGGATAGCACAAGTAACTGGCAAGTTAGAATCTGCATCGTCAGATGAACAGATAGATAAAGTTCATGTTGAAGACTTTAGTTGGATCAACAGATTAAAGAATGCGCAGAAAAAACGTAGATCTATTCCAAACTTAACAGAGATAAATGAAAATGTTCTGGAGATTTTTTGTTATCTACCACACGAAGAATGGTTAAAAGACCATATAACGCCTGAAGCATTGGGTAGATTTGGAATAGGATACTATGGTTTAACGAATCAGATAACCATTCCGCATTATGATATTAATGAACGATTAATAGGCGTTCGTGGAAGGTACTTAGATAAAATCGATGTTGAATTGTTAGGTAAGTATGTGCCTTTACAGATTAGTGGTAAATGGCTATCTCATCAATTGGGGAGCAACCTTTATGGAATTCACGTTGCCAAAGACGCTATTCTTCGTAAGAAAAAAATAATGTTAGTTGAAGCTGAAAAATCTGTTCTTCAAAGTTATAGTTATTTTGGTGAAGATAGCTTTACAGTTGCCACTTGTGGATCAGCAATTACATTAACACAAATTAAAATTATATTAGAAGAATTGCAAGTCAATGAAGTATTATATGCTCCAGATAGAGACTACCATGAATCTGATAGTTTTGAAGCGGAAATTTGGTGGCAAAAGCAATTAAAGAAAGTAGCCCCATTAGTTCCGTACGTAAAGGTGTGTATTGTAGCTGATAGAAAAGACAGACTTGGATTTAAAGACAGCCCAACTGATAAGGGCAAAGATATATTATTGGAGTTACTGGATGAAAAAATACCAGTTACAATGGATGATATTAAAGCATTGGAGAAAAAGAGATGATATATTTAATATTATTGACTATGCTCTTTCTACACATAGTAGATGATTATTATTTACAAGGGATTCTGTCTCAGATGAAGCAGAGAAAATGGTGGCAAGAACACGCACCTGATGAGTTGTATAGATATGATTATATTATGGCTTTAATCGAACATGGATTTAGTTGGACTTTTATGATTCATATTCCATTGTTTGTTATGGTATGGTTTTATGGGTATCAAATATGGTGGTGGCTTCCTGTATTTACTTTTTTTACTAATTGGTTTTATCACAGTTTCACAGATCATTTAAAAGCAAATTTGAATTGTATTAATTTGGTTGAAGACCAACTTATACATATCATTCAAATTATAGCAACTTGGGGAGTATTATTTGTATAGTAATAGCGAGGTTATTTATGAACGAAGCAATATTGTTACCTCATATCAGAGGAGTAAGATATGAGGATAGAAAAAATTTGCCAAGATTTTCATATAGTCGGTTAGAACAATTTCTTAATTGCCCTATGGCATATGATTTTAAGTATAATAAAAAGATGTATTCACATGACACTAGCTTGGCACTAGAATTAGGGTCTTTGTTACATCGAGTGTTAGAAGAAAAGGCTAAAATGCTAGGTAATATAATTGAAAGAGTTGACTACAAAAAGCTTGACAGAATTTTGCATGATGGTATAATAGAGTTAGATGAGAAAACAAAAGAGCCACTTCGTGGCCTTGACTCTCTGAAAGCTACATATTGGGAGTCATGGTATGAGCCTGATTCAGAAGGTAGGACTTATGATCAGAAACTAACGTTGTTTGACCAAGTTATACATTCTGAAATGGAGGATGATGGTTGGCAAGTTCTGGCATGTGAGGAACCTTTTGAATTTGTCTGGGATAATAAAATTATTTTTAACGGCTTTATAGACAGAGTTGATGTAAAAGATGGTGAATATAGAGTTGTTGATTATAAAACTAGTAAAAAGCCTTTCCCAGATTCAAAACTACCAACATCATTGCAGTTTGGAATTTATGCTTTAGCTATTTTGCTAAAATTTGGGAGATTGCCTATTGAATATAAATATCGGTTTATCCTTATTGATCAGGAACAATTCGCCTTAACAAAAGGATGGGAAAAAAGACTGATTAAAAAACTTGATCAAACTTTTGAAGGAATTGAGAAACGAGAAAAACAAGATCGTTTTGAACCAAAAGCATCTCCGCTGTGTTATTATTGCGGATTTTGCTCCAACAACCCAAACGCAGCAGAATATAAAAATATGTGTGAATACTATTCACTCTGGACGCCAACGAATAAAACATTTGAGAAGCATCAAGAGTGGAATGCTTTAGAAGTCAATGATAAACAAAATAAAAGAAAATTAATATTTTAAAGGAGACACATTATGTCGAAGAAACACCCGGGCAGAGATACCGAATATGCAAAGTGGACTAGTAAGATGGCAAAACTTGATTATGAGTTGAAAGTTTTCCATGAAAGACTTAAGAAAGAAACTAAAGAGGGAGACATTCGTAAGTCTAAAAAGAGACTTAGAGAGAAAGACGAGGAGATGGATTAATGTATTGGGATAATGCAGCAACGACAAAACCGAAGCAGGAAGTTATTGATGCTATGATGCCCTATTTTACAGAGAAGTGGTATAATCCTTCGTCTGTATATGAGGTCGCAAGAGAAGTAAGGTGTGACGTAGAACATGCCAGAGAAATTGTGGCCTCTTCTATCAATGCTTTGCCTGAAGAAATTTATTTTACATCAGGAGGCAGCGAAGGAAATAACTGGATATTGGGACATTATGGCTACCTACCGATGCGGAGATCTACCATTGAACACAGTTCGATTGCAGAAATGACATCATGGGTTGGTGAAATCCCTGTTGATGAAACAGGTAAGATTGATGTTGAAGAGTTTAAAAAACAGGTAGCAAATGATTGGTTTTCAAATGTTACTAGTATTCAGTTGGCTAATAATGAAATTGGTACAATTCAGGATGTTAAAACATTGGTTGCCTTAGCACATGAAAATAATGTGAAGATTCATACGGATGCTGTTCAAGCATATGGGAAAATCCCTATTAATGTTAAAGATTTAGATGTAGACTTCCTTACTGTTTCAGGTCATAAGATTGGCGCTCCTAAGGGCATTGGTTTTGCATATGTAAAGAGTGGTCTAGAAGAAAATATGACCCCTTTTATTGCAGGAACACAGGAACGTGGTTTTAGAGGTGGCACGGAAAATGTACCGTATATCATGGGTTTGGCAAAAGCTGTAGAGTTGATGCAGAATGGCCTTGATACAAGACAAGATTATTATAAGAAATATTATGATTATCTGGCAGAAAAAGTTGCTTCGTTTGCTGTTCTAAATGGTCATCCTACGGATAGATTATACAATATCGTTTCGTTGACGGTTAATGAGGCAATCGATGGTCAGCAGTTGCTTGGGCTACTGCATGATCAGGGACATTATGTATCAGCAGGTTCCGCTTGCAATGCGTATTCTAACGAGCCAAGTCACGTATTAAAAGCTATTGGACTTAGTGATGAAGCAGCAACTAGAACAATTCGCATTAGTTTTGGAGATGACGTAAATAAAAATGATATTGATGAATTGGTAGATGCTATTAGGCAGAATGTCGAAATTTTAAAAATGATGAGTAATATAGGAGAAGAAGAATGAGAGATCCAAATAGATTAGATAATTTTTATGATGAAATGAAGAAGCTACATATGGAAACTTATCCTGATTGGCGTTGGGGCCAATTAATCCATAACTTTTTTAGTTGGTTGATGGAGAAATATAAAATTGATGGTTTTTATGCTGAAGAGGATAAAATGATGCAGTGGTTTAAAGAATTTTGTGAGGAATAAAACATGAGCCAAATTAAAATACCACGGGTTAATATTGCAGACAATCCAAATGGTTATGTCTTTGCAAAAGGTTATGTCCCATATTCAAAAAGGGTGTGGGAGATAAAAGAAGATGGGGAGCTCGGAGATGAAGTTGAAGGAGAGGCAGCATTTAATTTCAATTTGAAACGTTGGATTTTTATTCCAAATTCAAAAGACTATAACCCTAAATCAAAATATCTGTTTAAATATGATAGAATTGTAGAAGGAGAACTTATTATGCCAACAAAAGAATCAAACGATATGTGTACAAATCAAGTGTATGTGACAAATGATGTAACAACCACCCCTGTATATAGTTATACAACTACTACAGGAACAGCATTCAATGCATCAGATTTTATGGAAGTAATGGATAAGGTTTGGAAAATGACTGATACAGGTGAATTAACATTTGCAATTAATGCAGCGGAAGAACAGCGAAAAAAGAGATGGAATTGTGCAAACGGAACGACTTGGTGTGCATACACTACAATGGTTATGGAACATCCAGAAATTGTGCGTATTAATGTACTCGTCCCAGATAAAGTAGTAGAAGTTACTATTTATGATGGTTTAGAGCATGTGTATAAGCAGGTGTGTAAAGATCCTGATGTATTCGATCTGAAATTTGCTCTTGCTCTTGCATGGGCGAAATATGATGATGAATTTGGGCGAACAGGCGAAAATTATCACTTCTCTGGAGAAGGTTTAGAACTTTATGCTGATGATTTGATTTGTATTTTTAAAGAATCAAATAAAGAATTTGACAGGGCAATTAAAGCCTATAATAAATGGTTGAAAGAAGAAGCTAAGAAAGAAGCCGAAGAAGAGGAGCGTAAAGCTATTATTGCTCGTAGACAGGCTAAAAACAAAAAGCGTAAAGAAAAAATGCGGGCAAGAAAGAAAGCTGAAGAAATTAATACAATCGCTGAAGCAATTAAATTATCAAAGAAGGAGGACAATTAAAATGGCTGAAACAAGATTTAAATTGTCACCCCCTTGGGTGGGATACGTTAACAAGATGGGAGCATTGTTTGATGGTGACCCGCAGATTGCGTTTAATGTTGACTTGGAAGGGGCAGAACCCAAGGTAGTACTGGCATGTAATAATGGTGATAAGGTGACTGCTTTGCAGCAGATCCTTCCTACTGAAGTTGAGTTTGGTAATATTATTTTACATGTTATTGTAGACGGTACACCTTCTAATCGCACTTTTAAGACAAAGAAAGAATTATTTGATGTGGCTTTTGCTAAGAACCCCGCTTATGCCTATTCTGTAACGCCTGATGACGATGGATATGCTTGGTTTTCTATGACTTTTGTGGTTTTCAAGTGCTGCGTTGTGCAGTTCTTTAACGACAACCTTAATGATTGTCATGGTATTACCAGTACTCTTTATCAAGATATTGCTGAGGAATTGTTGACAGGTGAGGTAACTCAGGGTGTTTACTTTAATACTGATGTTGAAACTGGTAAGCTTGGAATGCCACTTGGAGAATGGCCGTAAAATATAAATTGGAAAAAATATGGACATTACATTAGATGAAAAAATGAAGATACGGGAAATTGAAGATTACTTGAAATATAAATCATTAGATAGTAATGATCAAGAATTTTTAACTAAATTGATTCCATATTATACAGATTTATTAAATAAAGATTTTGAGGAAAATAAACTACATTATCTACTTGAAGTTTTTGGTCTTAAAAATTGGGGATATAAAGTAACTAGGAATTCACAAGGCTTGCATAAATTACAATATATAGGTTTTGCAGATTAAGGGAATAGTTAAAATAGGAGTAAATAAGAAAATGAAATATACAATTCGAGAAAGTGTTTGGGAAACTAATTCATCATCTGTCCACTCTCTCGTAGTATCTGATAAGGGCCTGAGGAAATGTAAACTCAGGCCCAGAGAAGATGGATATATACATGTTTCTTTAAGATACTGGGGTACGGAATTAGAGTATTTTCCAAATCAGAAAGATAAGCTGTCATATTTGCTTACTTGTGTGGTCTATTGTTGTGGATGTGGGTATGGTAATGATGACTATGAAAGATATTATGATGATTATCGTTTTAAGTATATCGAAGAAGCGGTTGTTCATTACTATGAAGAAACCACTGGTAAGCATGATTGTTTAGGAATTCGTGTAGAAAATCTTGCAGATGCTGAAATCGATCATCAGTCTATTCCTGCATATGGTGAAGTACCTTTTGTAAGTGTTTGGGATGAAAAAAGTATTCAGAATTTTATTTTTAATAGCTACATTTCTTTAAAGACTGATCGTGATTAAGGAGAAATAGAATGAAATATACTATGCGTTTGGGAGTGCATGAAACAAATTCATCGAGTATGCATTCAGTTGCAGTTATGAAAAATCAGGGGAAATACACCAATGACGAAATGCGAGATGGCATTTATATTGACGAAAAAGGTGTATGGAATGTTTGGTCGAGTGATGATCAAGAGTATGGCAGATGGCCTTTTCGAGTATTAACAACTTTCAAGGATAAAGTGTTATATGCGATCGCCACTTATGCAGGAACATTTACCCCTTATCATGTTGGTGCAGACTTTATGGAGCAGGTTATGCAGCCGCTGATTACTAAATACATTCCCGAATGTTGGGATATTAATTTCCCGACACATTGGGAACCTGTTTACAACGATCAGGAAGGTAATGAATTGGATGTAGCTGATGCCCATTATCATGAAGTCCAGAATGAAGATGGTACTTATGAGAGTTGCATGGCATATGAGCGAGATGGTAAATGGTACAAAGCTGTTGAAACTAATGATGAATGGAAGCTTCCTGATTTTGGGGTAATTGATCATCAGAGTATAGGGTTACTTGATAATTTCTTACGGAGTGAGGATATTACTTTAGAAGAGTTCCTTGTCAATCGTCAATATATTATTATTATTGATGGGGATGAATATGATAGTTGGAATAAATATAAAGCTTCTGGTATTATCAATCTTGCAGGGATTGATCATGAATATCCACCGACAATAAATAATGATAGAATTCCTATGGATTCTTATGAATGGTATAAGGAGCATAAAAATGAAAGTGACGATTAGAGATAGTGTATGGGAGACCAATAGCAGTTCTATGCATGCAATTGCCATTTCAAATAAACCACTTGATTGGGATGAAATAAACAAACGGTATAATACAATTCATTTTAATCATGGGGAGTTTGGTTGGGAACATAGATATTATGGAACTGTTGATGAAAAAGCTTCCTATTTATATCAAGCTATTTGGGATTGTTATTATGAAACCGCTTATTTAGATAGGCAACTTAACGAAGTTACACGAAAAGAGCGAACTAAAATTATCAACTGGATTTATGATACTCTTGGTAAAAAGGGTTTTACTGCTGTGTTTGACACAAATGATTTTGACCAATATGGTTGGCCTATTGGCAGTATAGATCATGGTTATGAAACTATTGAATTTGTTAAATACGTGACTTCCAGTGAAAAACATTTGTTGCAGTATTTGTTCGGATCTGGAGCAGTTTATACATCTAATGATAATACTGGGATGGAAGATTATGTAGATTTTATAAACACTTATAAGAAAGATTGCAAAGTTTTTGTAAAGGGGAACTAAAATGAAATATACAATCAGAACAGGAGTTTGGGAGACCAATTCTTCTTCAGTTCATTCATTAACTATTTGTACTAAAGAAGAATATGACAAATGGCGAAAAGGGGACCTTTGGTACGATTGGGGCAAAGAAAAAATAACAGATGATCCTATAAATAAGTGGGATGAGGATAATTATGGTTTCGAAAGATTCTGGGAAGAAGCAGAGCAATATGAAGATACTTTCGAAGAATTCTATACGACCCCATCAGGTGACGAGATTGTAGTATTTGGATATTCTGGGCATGATTGGTAAGGAGTAAGAATGAGAAAACAGATTGCTGAATATGATAATGGGAATGTACATGTAATTAGATTTGATGACGGTACGGTAATTCGTTTTTCAGAGGACGATGAATTTGATTTTGCTTTTCCTGAAAATATGGATGTTAAGATTTGCGACCGTTGTGATATGCAGTGTCAATTCTGTCATGAGGGGAGTTTGCCCAATGGCGAACTTGGAGATATCCTTAATGCTGAATGGATTGAGTCACTTCATCCTTATACAGAAATGGCGATTGGTGGTGGAAATGCTCTTGAGCATCCTGATCTTCTTCCGTTCTTGATTAAATTGAAAGAAAAGAAAGTGTTTGCCAATCTTACTGTTAATCAAATGCATTTTCTTCAGAATCAGGATAAGCTGCTTATATGGTCTGCCGAGGGATTGATTCATGGCTTGGGCGTTTCACTTGTTAAACCTACCGAGGAATTGTTCGAAGCTTTGAAGAAATTTCCTAATGCAGTTGTACATGTAATTGCAGGAATTCTTACTGAGGGACAAATAAAAGAACTGATGGAGCATGGTCAGGACATTAAACTTCTAATTCTTGGATATAAGGATATAAGACGTGGGGCGGAGTATCATGTTCAGGATTATAAACGATGGATTGGCAATAATCATTCTGGTGATAGTATTGACCATAAAATCATGGTATTAGAAAGTAAGCTGCTAAAAATGTTTAATGCAATAAAAGTTGTATCATTTGATTGTTTGGCAATTGAGCAGCTCCATATTAAAGACCATCTGCCACCTCAAGTTTGGGATAGATTTTATCAAGGTGAAGACGGGACAATGACTTTTTATATCGATATGGTTAATCAGCAGTTTGCTGAAAGCAGCACAGCACCTTTTAAAGAACGAATGCCTATTGGGAATTTAACTGTGGATGAGATGTTCCACACAATTAAGGAGAAACATAATGCTGATACAATTCGAGGGTAAAATGGTTAAAGATATTGAATTTCATATTAATAAAGATGATCCTAAACAAGTGGAAATATACGAAGAATCCATTTGTTGGGAAGAACTTGAATGGCTTCTTGAAAATAATATTGGCAGAAATTTCATCAATTATAGATACACACTGGAGGTCGGGGATGACAGTAAGGGATGCGGTTCAAAGTCTAAATGTTTCTGAGAAATTCGTAATATATCGTACTTATGGTCCTGATGATGAAGATATATTTGCAGGTATCTGTAAGTATGATGGTGAACAGTTAATTCCCTATGACGGGGATGACTATAGTTTAGATGATGAAATTATCGGGTTAAAATTAGACGATAAGTATTTAACAGTGTGGTACAAATCTGAGTGGTTGGGGGAAAGCTGATGAATAAAGAATGTTGGAAAAGTAATGTGGGAGTGAATAGTAATATTCGCTCCCATATTCTGCCCAAAGAGCAGATGTATAATATTGGTTTTACTCATTATTTAGAAGATGGATGGTATTTTTATCGTATGATTGATGATGGTATCAGCTTTAATGTTGTAATTGCAGATGACAATTCTTTTTTAGGAATTCAGGTATTATTAGAAGAATATTTTAAACCATTAGATAGGATTGATGCTGAAAAACTTCTTGGGGAAGAAAGAGCAGATGAATTAAATAAAAGAGTTGTTTGGTGGATGAGACGATTAGCAGATGTAGGGATTCTTGAGGGTGATATAGAATGAGTTATTTTGGGATTCATAATCATACAGATGCAGGAAGCAATCTTCGTTTACGAGATTCTACGAATAAAGTAAATGAATTAATCCAGTATGTTCATGATATTGGAATGAAGGGTCTGGCAATCACGGATCACGAGTCCATTGCTGCTCATTTGATGGCTTTGGATTACTATGAACAGCATATGAGCGAAGATAATTGGCAAGATTTCAAATTGGCTTTAGGTAATGAGATTTATCTTTGTCCTGCTTCCGTAACAGCTGAAAATGTCAAAGATAATGTTTACCCTCATTTTATTATGATCGCTTTGGATGCTTTTGGTCATCAGGGCATTAGAGAACTCAGTACAAAAGCATGGGTTAATAATTCGTTTATGTCTGTGATGTATAGGGTCCCGACCTATTATTCTGATTTGGCAGAGATGTTAGATACTTATAAAGGGCATGTGGTAGGAAGTTCTGCATGTTTAGGTGGCTCGCTCCCTAAACGTATACTATTATATAGAAATACATTTGATCAGGAAATATGGGAGTCATGCGTTGCTTGGATTGAAACCATGAAAGATTTATTTGGTGATGGTTATTTCTTTCTGGAACTGCAGCCATCTGAATCTGAGGATCAAATTTATGTGAACCAAAAACTGGTCGAACTATCTTATATTACCAATACTCCGTATTTGATTAGTACGGATGCTCATTATCTGAAGAAAGAGGATCGCGATGTTCACAGGGCCTTCCTGAATGCACAAGACGGTGACCGTGAGGTAGATGAATTCTATGCAACCACTTATATTATGACAGATGCCGAAATCCATGAATATATGGATAAATACCTTGGCAAAGACGTGGTTCAGACAGGCTTGGATAATACGAACCTTATTTATGATAAGATCGAGTATTATAAACTTACTAAAGATCTGAAAATCCCTTATTTGCCGTTGGATGTGAGAGAGCCTGTAAAAAGATTATATTTAAAATATAAGCCTCATATTCCGCTGTTGCAAGACCTGTGGCAGTCTGACTTTGATGGTGATCGTCATATGCTTAGAGATCTGCTTGTGGCAATAGAGAATCATCCTAATTATCAAACGGAATTGGGATATGATAAGGTTAATGAATGTATTGATTATCTTTTAAAATCATCAGAAGTGAATCATGTTCATTGGTCAGCTTATTTGATGCAGGTACGAGATTATATCAATATTGCTTGGCAGACAGGAAGTTTGGTTGGTGCAGGTCGTGGTTCTGGTGTAGGGTTTTGTTTGTTATATTTACTTGGGATTACTCAAATTGATCCTCTGCGTGAAGAGACTCAAACGCATCCATGGAGATTCTTGAATCCTTATCGACAGTCAGTCCTTGATATTGATACTGACGTTGAAGGTTGTAAAAGGGATGATATCATTCAAGCTCTTAAAGATACATATGGAGCAGATCGTGTGTCTAAGGTTCTTACCTATCAGACAGAGCAGAGCCGTAGTGCAATTTTGACTGCTGCCAGAGGTATTGGTATTGACAATGACACAGCTTCATATATTGCTTCGTTAGTTGTCTTTGACAGAGGTATAGCAAGATCTTTATCTACTATGTATTACGGTAATGATGAATATAAACCTTCTCCTGAATTTGTGAGAGAGATGGATGCTCATCCTAAGCTTTGGGAAACTGCTAAAAAGATTGAAGGGTTGATTTGTGGATGCGGTCAGCATGCAGGTGGAGTTATTATCAGTGACAAACCACTTACTGAAGCTACAGCATTGATGAGAACAAAATCTGGTGATATTGTTACGCAGTTTGATCTCCATCAACTAGAAAAAATTTCACTTATTAAGATTGATCTCTTAGCTATTGATGCTTTGGAGAAAATGCATGCTGAATTAAATTTGCTTCTTAAGTATGGGGAAATTGAATGGCAGGGATCATTGAGGGATACTTATGAGAAATACATTGGTGTTTATACTCTTGAACGTCATGCCGAAGATATGTGGAAGATGCTTTGGGATCATAAAGTGCTTTCATTTTTTCAGATGGAAAAAGAATCTGGTAAAAAAGCCATTGCCCTTGTTAAACCACATTCAGTAGATGATCTCGCTACTCTTAATTCAGTCATTCGTCTTATGGCTCAGGAAAAAGGAGCAGAACAACCACTTCAGAAATTCGCTCGTTTTAAGAACGATATTAATGAGTGGTATAAGGAGATGGATGCTTATGGATTAACGAAAGAAGAGCAGGAAGTGCTTAAGCCCATATTAGGTATCTCTTATGGTATTTGTGAAGCGCAGGAAAAGTTTATGATGCTTGTGCAGCTTCCTGAATGTGGCGGTTTTGATATTACTTTCGCAGATAAGCTTCGTAAAAGTATTGCCAAAAAGAATCCTAAAGCTTATGAAGCATTAACACAGCAATATTTTGAAGAAGTTGATAAAAAAGGGCTGAGTAAAAATTTATGCAGCTATGTATGGAATGTATTAGTTGCTACATCTAGAGGATATGCGTTTAATGCATCGCACTGTCTTGCGTACTCGATTGTCGGCCTTCAAGAGTTAAACTTCGCATATAAGTATAATATCCTTTATTGGAATACAGCAAATCTTATTGTAGACTCAGGGGCGTACAACGAGTCAGCTAATGATTCTACCAACTATGGTAAGATTGGAACTGCTATTGCGAATATGCAGAAAGAGGGGGTTAAGATAGCTTTCCCACTAATTAATTCTGCAGGATTCAGCTTTGAACCTGATATTTTGAATCAGCAGATTATCTTTGGTCTAAAGGGTATGAACGGTATTAATACTGAAATTGCGCAGAAAATTGTCGAGATGCGTCCATATACTTCCATTGAAGATTTCTGTGAAAAGTTGATTGATACGAAAATCATAAAAAACGCTCAGATGATTAAACTGATTAAGGGTGGCTGCTTTACTGAATTGCACAATAAAAACAGACGAGTCACAATGGAGTGGTATATTCAAAATTATTTATATGAACCAATTCAAAAATTGACTCTTGCTCAGCTTGGGAAAATGAAAGAAAAGCATCTTATCCCGCCTGAACATAAAAAAGCGGTTCAGATGTTGTCATTAAAATCATACATTTTAGATGACGAAGGGCTGTATAAATTATATATTGATCCTGATAAAAAGCCGTTAAAACGTGGCTATCATGATAGATGGTTTTTATTGGATGACAATGCGCAAAAATATTATAGAGACTTTTTTACTGAAGATTGTGTGATAGATGTAATAGATGGGCATTACGTAGTATCAGAAAAAAAGATTGAAAAAGAAGCAAAAAGTCTTTTATCTGGTCTTCGTGCATGGTTTACAAGTGCAGATGCCATTAATAAATACAATTGGAATACAGAGTTAGAATTATGGGAAAAATATGCATCTGGTTCTGAAGCAAAATGGTCTATGGAAGCATTATGTTATTATGATGGAGAACATGAACTAGAGCATATTAACGAAGAAGAATATGGTATTGTAAATTTCTTCAACCTTCCTGAAGAGCCTGAAGCTTATTCGTGGCAAAACCGCAAAGTAGCAGGTGAGTGGAAACGAGTACCAAAATATAAGATTGTAAGAGTTGCAGGAACCGTTCTTCATGCTGATAATCAACATCATACAGTTTCGTTGTTAACTAAATATGGTCCTTGCTTAGTAAAGTTAACTAAAGGCCATTACTCATTTTATAGTAAACGTATTTCTCAGATTGATGAGGATAATCCTAAAAAGAAAAAGGTATTGGAAGATAGTTGGCTTACTCGTGGCAATCTCCTTCTTATTAGTGGTATCCGTAGAGATGACCAGTTCTGGCCCATGGTATATAATGATACTATTTATAAACACACAATTAATTTAATTAAAAAAGTTAATGAAAATGGGACATTAGAACTACAAGTGGAAAGGACGAAAGTATAATGTATACTGTTGATAACTGTCCTCATTATGGATGTGGGAATTGTAAATATTTTAAAGTTGATGCTGATAGGTCTGAATCTCTTTGTAAAAGACTCGACCATAAATCAGTGAAATTTGCAGTTCCTTGGTTTAAGTCATATGATTGTGGTCAGTCATATCATTTGCCGTGTGATGATTTTGAACCGAAGCACATGGATTATGTTGATGCCAAGGAATGGACTGGGTTTGCCGATTTCTGGCAAGCCTATGTCCAAGCTTGGCTACCTTATCAAAATGAAGATATTCTATTATGGTTTACACTTCATGGAGACACTATGGTTGAATATGGAGTCCCATTAAAAATGTTTCTTGATGGTTCGATGATTCAGGGGAATACACTAATGGCTAAGAAGAAACGTTATTATAAAAGAACTAAAGAGGGGTTTGGTTATAAACTTATTTATGAAGAGATTGATGGAATAGAAATTATTAAAGGAGATACAAATGAGTGATAGAATTGATGTGAATTGTTCTATAGAAAAAATACGTTTCTTCAAAAACCATTGGGGGATCATTGAAACATCTGTAGATCAAATTAACAAGGGAGCGCCTCGTTGCGGTAAATGGGGATATCTTACTTTTAAAGGTGAAATGCCTGATGTAAGAGAGGGGTCATCATATAGAATCGTTGGTGAATTTGTAGATGATCCCAAATGGGGGCCACAGTACGACATTATTCGTATGTATTCTAATGTTGTATTCAAAGATAATGACAAAGAAAGCCAACATAAATTTTTGGAATCAATTTTTACCCCTAGACAAGTAAAGTTGTTATACGATGAATTAGAAGACCCTTTTTTAACTCTCAAAAACAAAGATATGAAAAGCCTTGTACAGGTGAAAGGTATTGGCATGTACACCGCTGTTGAAATGACAACAAAATTTGATGCCAACTTTCACTTGGGAAAAATATTTAGCGAACTTAGTGAATATAATCTCACGAATAACATGATCAATAAATTGATGATGCGGTATAAATCACCAGACATGGTTATTGATAAAGTCAAAAGAAATCCATATGTTCTGGTTGATGAAGTCGAGGGGATTGGATGGGCCAAAGCGGACCAGATTGCACAGGCAGGTGGTATAGGTCTATACGATGTCAGACGGATCGGTGCTTACATGAAACAATATTTACGAGTTGTAGGCGAAGAGGGTCAATCATGGGTTACCCCTGATGAATTATTAGGGGCCGTACTAGATAATTTAGGTGAAGACGTTCCCGATGAAAAAATTACAGAATCGATTCAAGCTATTTCGGAAGATTTGTGGTGGAATGAAGATAAGACACAGATAGGGTTAAAAAAATATTATCTGATTGAAAAGCGAATCGCTGAAGAATTAATACGCATTCGAGATGCAGAATCTGATGAAAATCATTATACTGATTGGTTGGATACCATACATGCTTTAGAAGTGAAACAAGGATGGAAGTTTACTTCAGAACAATTAGAAGGAATTAAACTTGCTATTACTTCAAATGTTATTCTTATTACAGGCATGGCAGGTACAGGTAAAAGTTCTTTGGTAAAAGGTATTCTTGAAGTGTTAAAAGACAAAAAATTTGTACAATGCGCTTTGTCAGGGAGAGCTGCTGCCAGAATGGGAGAAATAACAGGACAGGATGGTTCTACTATTCACAGACTTTTGGGATACCCTAATTTTGACCAAGGCTCAAAACATGGCTTCGTCTTTCATGAAGATAATCCGTTGGATTACGACTTATATATTGTAGATGAAATCTCTATGATTGGCATATCGTTATTCTTGAGCTTGCTACGTGCCATCCCCTCTGGGGCTAAATTAATATGTTTAGGAGACCATGGACAACTAGAATCTATTGGTGCAGGTAATATCGCACATGATATTATGGCATCACCTGAAATTCCTACAGTAGTTCTTCATCAAATTCATAGACAGGCTCAGGCTTCAGGAATCATTTCCGAAGCATTTAAAATCAGGTCAGGTCAGCAGATTGTTGAAAAAGATTGGGTAGGTGAAGAGATTCGTGGTGATCTGAAAGACTTTAAATTGATTTGCTATTCTGATGCTTCAAATACTTTTTATAATATTATGGCAGCTTACTCCGCAGCAAGAGCGGAAAAGGGTTTTAATATTTTAGATGTCCAGATTATCGTCCCCGTGAAAACAAAAGGCATGGCTTGTACATATGAATTGAATAATGCTATACAAGAAATTGCCAATCCTGCTTCAAATAAGAAAAATGAAGTAACAGTTTATAATTACGGGAAGCCGTATTTGTTACGAGAAGGGGACAAAATTATCAATGTTAAAAATAACTATAGGACAAAACCTGTTATTTATAATGGTAATATTGGCGTAATTAAAACAATTGATGAGGCTAATGATTTGATTATTGCTGATTTTATCGGGATCGGAGAAGTTGAAATTGATAGTGAATTTTGGGACAACCTTGAATTAGGGTATGCAATCACAGGACATAAATTCCAAGGGTCTCAGTGTAAAGAGATTATTGTTGGGATGGATTATAGCGGATATTTACTTTTGTCCAGAGAATGGTGTTATACCGCTATTACAAGGGCAGAGGAGAAATGTACTTTTATTGCACAAACATCAGCACTGAGGTATGCTACTGCAAATGAGGCAGTTAGTAAAAAACAGACTCATTTACAACAAGCATTGTATGATGTAGCACATCCTAAATTAGTATTTTAGTATCATAATTGAAAATAGACTTGACATAAGAGCAAGAAAGATGTATCATATAAATACAAGATGTAGTGGTGAGCTTACAAGTTTGCCACTACATTATAAAAGGTTAAGGAGTAAAAGATGATTACATTTGATGGAGAATATTCTGTTATTGCACATTTTGAAATAACAGAGGATGAAGCGCTTGAACATGGTGGCTTAACAGTTGGCTCTTTAAAGCATTCTGTTAATAAGCTTACTGATTATATGTTAGCAGGAATTTTTGACCGAATTGCTTTAGGAGATAATGATTTCATTGCTATCAATCCTGTTGAACGAGAATTGATAATGGGCGATGAAGAAATTGAATTAGATGACGAGGATCAAGAGATTTCCTCTGAAGTGGAGGAGATTGTAAAAAGAAATAGTGAAAAGGAGGTGAACGAAGATGAACAAATTAAAAACAAGGTTTAATTGGATTGGAGATGACTGGAAAAGAGTAAAAAATCATTGTCGAACAACTGTAACTAAAAAATTTACTGAAAACGAACCTTCAGATGTTTTCAAAAAGGCTTTGTTGATTAGTGAGCATTCTCCTATTCGTTGTCTGGAATTTGATTGGACATGGGAGAATATTCCTTATTGGTTGTCCACTGAGTGGTCGAGGCATAAGCACGAGAAGTTTATTTCTTCTCAGCGGAACGATAGACAGGATAATTACGATAGGAATGCAGCAAGACAGGACGCTCCAGTGATTCATGATGCTTATGCTAATATGCAGAACTTAATTGACGCATGGCGAAAAAGGATGTGTTTCCAAGCGACAAAAGAAGCCAGAGGATTGGCTGAAGATTTTAAAAAGACGTTGCATGAAACACACCCTTTTGAAGCAGATGTCCTTGTTCCCAACTGTGTATATAGAGGTGGTTGCCCTGAGCTGGCTCCTTGTGGATTCTGGGAGAGGTTTGTAGAAAGATGCGTAGAAAATGATGTTGATATCAACAACATTCAGGATCGATATGATGCATATAATCAATATTTTTATGGAGAAGAAAAAGAATGAGTTATGTTTTTACTATGTTATTTGCTTTTTTCGTAGGGATTACTGTTGGTTATGTCCTCTGCGGAGAAGATGACTGGAGGAGACCAAGATGGTAGATAATAATTATGAGTCGAATGATAAAATGGTTTCACATCCTAGTCATTATCAAACAAACAGTGGATTAGAAGTCATTGATATTATTGAAGCTGTGACAGCAGATTTAAAAGGGATCGAGGCTACAGACACGGGCAATATTATTAAATATGCTTGCCGTTGGAAAAAGAAGAATGGTATTCAAGATCTTGAAAAAATAATGTGGTATACACAGCATTTAATTAATCATTTAAAGAAAGGACAAAAAGATGACGTATAAAAAGCAAGTATACCTTGCAGGTGCTAGTAAGAATGAACCTGACGAAGGGTGCGGGTGGAGGGAAAAACTGGTAAGTGACTGGCGTGGTATGGGTTTTGATATTATCAATCCGCTTAGTTATTTCCGATATTCAGAAAACTGGCATCAGAGTGATAAACAGGTAAAAGAATATTATCTATCTCGTATTAAAGACTGCGGAGCAGTGATTGTGAATTTGAATAACAGCGATTCTTCTTGTGGGACTTGTCAAGAAATTCAATACGCAGTTGACCACAATGTGCCTGTTATTGGATTTGGACATGAAAACGTTTATAATTGGTTACTCGTTGATTGCCAATGCGTATTCGACACAGCTGAAGAAGCAATGAGATACTTTTATGAGTATTATGTTTTATGAGGAGTAATATGGAAGAAGCAAAACAGTTGATTGACTATTTATGTGCTAAGTTGGGGACAACAGCAGAATATTTACTACCAGAATTTGCAAGATATAGAATTGGGTATCTTACTTCAGAGGTTGGCATTGCAATTCTTGCTACTATTATTGGTATACTATTATTCCGATGTGGTGGGATAGAGTATCATAAAAATAAAGACAACGATGCAGCAATCCCATATTGGGTTATTGGTGGGATAATTGCAACAGCAGGTCTTATAATGTCGCTTGTACTTGTTCCTGAATTGGTCGGATATATATGCTCACCAACAGCGGGCGCATTGCAGGATATTATGAGGATGATTCAGTAAGGAGTAAATATGATAGGAACTAATGATAGAATTGAACAAATTAAAAGCTTGGTTGAAAAATTAAATAAATATCGTGATGCATATTATAATCGAGCAAGTCCGTTAGTAAGTGATGCAGAATATGACAAACTGTATGATGAGTTAGTGATTTTGGAGAATGAAACAGGAATTGTGATAAGTAATTCTCCTACTCAAACAGTTGGTTATGAAGTTAAGAGTGAGCTGCCGAAAGTGAAACATTCACACCCCATGTTAAGCCTTGCAAAGACGAAGAATGTAGATGAATTTGGTGGTTATTGCAATGGTAAGGGCAGTATTGTTAGTTTAAAAATGGATGGGCTGACTTGCCTTTTGACATATGATAATGGCAAATTAATTCAAGCAGAAACTAGGGGTGACGGTAGCATCGGAGAATTGGTCACGACTAATGCGAAAGTATTTGATAACATCCCTCTTACAATCCCTTATATGGAACACCTCGAAGTAGAAGGTGAAGCCATTATCACATACCATGATTTCGAACTGATAAATGCCAAGCAGCCTAAAGATAAGAAGTTCGCTAACCCTCGTAATCTTGCCAGTGGTTCTGTCAGACAACTTGATTCTTCGGTTACCGCTCAGCGTCATGTAAAATTTATTTGTTGGAAAGTACCTTATCTAACTGAGATTCCAAGTGATAAAAACATCAATAGTTTTACGGATAGATTACTTTTTGCCAGAGAATTAGGGTTCGAGATTGTGCCGTTTTATTATATGGCTAACGAAGAGAGTCCCAGCGATTATATTGCCAAACTTAAACAATGGGCAGAACTTAAGTCTTATCCCTATGATGGTTTCGTATGTACTTTTAATGATATTAAGTATGGTGAATCTCTTGGTATGACAGGGCATCATCCTAAACATAGCTTTGTTCTTAAAGAGCAAGACGAAGAAGTTGAGACCACTCTGAAAGAAGTTATTTGGCAGATGGGGAAGACAGGAGTCTTGACACCAGTCGCTGTATTTGATCCTGTAGAGATTGACGGGACTATTGTTGAAAAGGCTAGTGTTCATAATGTTAGTATTCTTACTCAGCTTGAATTGGTTCCTGAGGATATAATTACGATTTATAAAGCCAATCAGATAATTCCGCAAGTTCGTAGAAATATTACAGCAGAAACAGTCTCTGAGCATCCTTATGTTAGAATTCCAACTTATTGCCCTGTTTGTGGTGGTGAAACAAAAATCCAGAGAGTCAATGATAGTAATGTGTTGATTTGCACAAATCCTGACTGTAAGGGGAAATTGCTTGGCAAGCTGAAGCATTTTTGTTCCAAGGATGCTATGGATATTCAGGGATTGTCTGAACAGACACTTGATAAATTAATTAGACTTGGCTGGGTTAATTCTGTAGCGGATATTTATACTCTTGAAAAGTATAAAACTAAGCTTTCTTTATTGTCTGGTTTTGGAATAAAGTCTACGACAAAACTGCTTCAGGCAATTGAGGATAGTAAGCATACTACGTTAGATCGGTTTATTAATGCTTTATCAATTCCTACTATTGGCAAGGAAGCAGCTAAGGTAATCGCTAAGAATTTTGATTACAGTTGGATTAAATTTGGCGTTGCTTGCACGGCAGGTTATAACTGGCAGAGGCTTCCTGACTTTGGAGAAACAATGGCAAAGAGTATTGACTGGTTCTGGAAGCAGAATAAAGACTGGGTAAATGAATTAGGGTCTGGTATGGATTTTTATAACCCTGATGAAGATAAAGAGCAATATAATACACTTAAAGGCATGAATTTCGTGATAACAGGAAAGTTATTGCATTTTAAAAATCGAGACGAATTGGTTAAGAAGATTGAAGAGTATGGCGGTAAAGTCGCAAGCTCTGTTAGCAAAAATACAACATATTTGATTAACAATGATGTTAATTCAAATAGTAGCAAAAATAAAAAGGCCAAAGAACTAGGCGTGAAGATTATTACTGAAGAACAGTTCTTGGGAGAATTTTAAAAGGAGTTAGTTATATGGAGAATACTACAAAAGAATATCGTAGAGTACCTACACAGGTACACACAAGAAAACTTGACAGAATGGTTGCTCATAATGTGATGTATGAAAATGGCTTTAAGAAAGTTAATAAGCATGATTACAATACTTATCGTACTATGAGCGGAATGACGGTACAGGAAAGAATTGGTAGTTTCTTCTCTAAGAATTGGAAATCTGCTGCTGAAGCTTCAATGAAGAGGTAATAAAATGCATGTGAATATTTGTGGCATTGATCGACATAAATTATCTTGCCATATTAGTAATTTTGTTAAAAAGCATGGGTATGGGCCGTATCTTTTTGTGTCACAGGATACTTTAAATGAACTTAATTCGAATCTTTTGAATTATCAAACGACACCAGAAAATTCAACAGGGATCATTGGTACATATTGTGGATATAGAACATTTGTTGACCCAAGTAAGAAATATGGCGAGGTCGAGCTGAGATGAAAATTGAAGGAAAAGACAAACACTTTACATATAGCGCATTTGCAAAGGTTGGTATTGAAAGCATTTTTAAATTGCAGTCAGAATTATATTCTATGATGGAATTGCATCCTTTTTATTGTGTGGTTTATGTATCACCGAATACCTTTTTAGATTTGGTAAGAGATAAAGATGCAAAATCTAGTATTTATTTTGATCCTTATTATAACAGCTTTGCCATTGACCATACGATTATTTTGATCAATGATAGACTGCCATATGGTTCTATAAAAGGTGTTATTTGTAATTATAATGAATTGAAAGCCCGATGTAACGGCGCTTTTATTGAAGAAGAGGAAGAAGACAATGATAACTGTTAAACCATGGAGACATCCTGACACATTCTATAAAACATACTGCTGTTCCAACTGCAAAGAAGAAGTCAGTATGGAGAATGATGAGATGTATGTGGTTAAAATTGTAGGCAGTCCTAAACGAATGTATCTTTGTTTAGGCTGCTTACAGGAACTATATAAACAAATTAATAATGTATTTGCTGAAATAAGCGAGGAAAGGAGTTCAGATGGAAGTAGTATTTTATAGTACACATTGTCCGAAATGTACAGTTTTGCAGAAGAAAATGGATGAAAAAGGAATCCAGTATACAGAAGTGAATGATGTTAAAGTTATGAGGAAAAAAGGTTTTATGGAAGCGCCTAAGCTTGAGGTGGATGGAGAGCTTATGAGTTTTATGGATGCACTTAATTGGATTAATGACTACGAGGGAGAGTAATAAATGGATATTGGTTTAAAATTAACTAGAGATTTTGAAAGATACTTAGAAGAATTGAAGAAAAAATATGGCGAGGATTTTGAATATATTAATGGTCTTCATCCTAGTCAGTTAGATTTTTCTGAATTTATTGATAATTTTGTAGATAAAGGGACTTTGGCAGATAAAAGTATTGACCCTAATGCGAATGCCAGAAATAAAGACATTCGCAGTTTTATGACTGAAAAGGGCAAGAGTGAAGATAAACTCTTTGGATTAAACAAAATCTTCTCTACCATTAAAAAGCAGTGGGGATTGCGTACTGCAAAACAATGGCTTGAACAAGAATTTAGTAGAGGATTTTATTTAAATGATAGCACAACAGCAAGCTATTTTCCTTATTGTTGGGCTAATGACTTTACTAGGCTTGCCACAGAGGGGTTGTTCTTCTTAAATAATTACAATAACGAGTCTCCTAAACATCTTACTACATATATTGATGATGTAATTGAATTTGTATCTTTTTTATCTAATCGCCAGTCTGGGGCAGTTGGTATGCCAAATGTTCTGATTTGGGGTTGGTGGTTCTGGAAAAAGGATGTAGAAAATGGTGATTACATTAGAGACCCGAAATATTATTGGAGACAACAGTGCCAGAAACTAATTTTTAGACTTAATCAGCCTTTTCTGAGGATTGACCAAAGCGCTTTTACGAATGTTTCGATTTTTGACAGGCCTTATCTTGAGTCTTTGTTTGGTGGAACGATTTTTCCTGATGGAACGATGGCGATTGATCATATTGAAGACTTAATCGAAGCCCAAAAAGAATTTATGAGAGTAGTTGATGAAACAAGAAGTGTTCAAATGTTTACATATCCCGTTAATTATATAGCGGCATAATAAAGTGATTTATTATGAAAACCCAGTGAACTCATGGGAAATCTGTATTTATAAAATGGCAAAGAAAGATAGGTAATAATAATTAAAAAAGTAGCAGATGAGGTATTGATTGATTTATTTAATCAAAATTTATCATATCAAGAAATAAGTGATATTACAGGATATACAAAAAGTACGGTTGGTAAAAAACTTAACCAATTAGGCTTACATAGATATGAAATGAATCGTAGACAGCAGGTTTTGGAACTACATAATCAAGGCTTATATGATTACGAAATAGCTGAGAGACTAGATGTTTCAAGATCAGATGTTACTATTCTTCTTAATAGGCAAGGAATAAAAAATAGACACGGGAAAATAGATGATATTGAATTGAGAAATAAAATTAGTGAATCTTTAATGGGTCGATTTACAGGAGAAAATAATCCTAATTATAAGGGCTACGAAGACGAAAAGCGTGTAGCAAGAGGAGTATTTAAAACAATATCAAAACGTTTGATTCGTGAAAAAGATTATACTTGTCAATGCTGTGGTAAAAGAGGAGGAAATTTAGAAACTCATCATATTAAGCCTTTTAAATTACTTTTTGAAGATTTTATTAAAAATGATTATGATGGAGATATTAATTCCATTTATGATCAAATAGTTAATAATAAAGGTCTAATGGACGAATCCAATTTGGTAGTTCTTTGCCATAACTGCCATTGGAAAATACATTATACAGATAATCATGAACTAAGCCCATATAGATGGGAAAGCGCAACGACTATCGAAAAGATTTCTTAATAGAAATATTAAGTAAATAACTGAGTAGAGTACATCCAAGTGGATGGAAGTGCTGGGGTTCTTTAATCGGTAATAGAATTAAAGAATATGATATAGTCTGCTCTCTATGGTGACATAGAGCGGTTTGTTACAAACGGTCATGAATTAACGACTCATGATGAACATAAAGGATTAACTTATAGTTTGTTGTTCCAGAATGGTCAGTTTGTTGATGAAGAATTCGCCAGATGGTGCAGCAGTCATAATATTAAATGGTCAGATTCTAATTTCTTTGTTAGTGATAATGTTGGAGTACTTAGTAATTGTTGCAGACTTTTAAGTGATACAACTAAACTTGATGCTTTTATTAACTCAATTGGTGGTACAGCTCTTTCGGTAGGTTCTTGCCGTGTAAGCACTATTAATTTGGTTAGAATCGCATATGAAAGTAATTTAAATAAAAAGAAATATATAGATATTCTCAAAAAGCGTGTCCTGCTTGATTGTAAGGCTCTCTATTCAATGCGTCATATTATTAAACGCAATATTGAAAAAGGATTATTGCCTAACTATCAGGACGGAGCAGTTGAATTGGATAAACAGTTCTGTACAATAGGCGGAATCGGTTTGTATGAAGTAATGGATATGTTTGGTCTGATTAATACAGATGAATTTGGTTGTAAATCATACTCTGATGAAGCAGTAGAATTTGCTACTCAGATCCTTGATACCATGAATGAAGTTAAGGATAATTTTGAATGTGACTTTACTTTTAACATTGAAATGATTCCTGCTGAAAACTGTGCGGGGGTTATTTGTCAGGCAGATAATTTACTGTATGAACAAAATAAATATTTTATTTATTCAAATCAGTGGATCCCGCTAATGGAGAAATGCACAATTCAAGAAAAATGTAGGTTGGGAAGTTTATTCGATAAGAAATGTGGTGGTGGATGCATTGCTCATATTGATATTGAGAACAGGTTCCCAAATGAAGAGTCTGCATGGGAAATGTTAAATTATGTAGCATCTCAGGGAGTTATTTATTTTGCTTTTACAACCAAAATTTCGGTTTGTAAACATGGGCATGCATTTATTAGTGAAAAACATTGCCCCGTATGTGGAGAAGAAATAGCTGATACTTATTCTCGTGTGGTTGGCTTCTATACGCCTGTCTCTGGTTATCAAAAAATTCGCAGAAAAGAGTTTGATAAACGTAAGTGGATGAATGTGCTGTCAAATGATGGAGTGATGCAATAATGAATAATACTATTACTTTAAAAGGTATTATTGACGAGGACCTTGTAAATTACAAGGTCCCCGCCATGACTTTGATGTCACCATATTGTAGCTTTAAATGTGACAAAGAATGTGGGCAGCAAATATGTCAAAATAGTTCATTGGTATCGATTCCTGAAATTAAAATAAAAATTGATAAGTTATGCGAACGTTATTTATCCAATACAATTACACACGTTGTAATTTTTCAGGGACTGGAACCATTTGATTCATACGAAGAATTGCTTGGTTTTATCGAATGTTTAAGGATCCAGAATGAATGTAACGATCCTATAATAATTTTCACTGGTTATGATAAATGGGAAATTGAAAACCAAATTACATCTTTGTCTGCATATCCCAATATTATTGTAAAATTTGGGAGATTTATTCCCAATCAAGAACCTCATTATGATGAGATTCTTGGAGTAAAATTGGCATCTGATAACCAGTATGCAGAAAAAATAAGTTAAAAAATGGGTGGTAGAACATCCTCTACCACCCTCTTCAGGAAAGTCGAGGGCATGTTAAATGAAGCCCTCGGAGGAATTATATCATAATAAAAAATAGGAGGCAATATGATTATTAATTTGAAAACAGATATTACTTTATCTGGTATTCATGCTCATAAAATTGATTGGAATGAATTGGAAGACATTATTCGAGAAGAGTTGGGTGCTGATGAAGTAGAAATTATCGATGCAGATTGTTTCTTGGAACAAGATGATGAAGAACCAGAGGATGAAATCGATGAAGAGGACATCTATTAAAACAATTCCTAGGCTACCAGAGGAACCTAATAAATATAGTCTGCATCATAAAATCAATTATTCCAAATTGCCAGAATATGGTTTTAAACATTGGGGGCCAGATTATATTCTTACTAAGCATATGGACAATAATATAAAACTTCAAATCATAATTTTAGTTCCAGAGAAGCAATACAGGCTTAAGGTGCTAAATGAAGATAATAATTATTATTCCCCATTTTATAGAAAAGCAGACAGATACAATAACAGAGTATATGATAAATTCATTCGTGATTTTAATGAATTCATGGATGATTTATGTGAGAAACAAGTTTTATGGCGTAAAAATTATAAGCCCATAGCACAGAGAATCAAACAACAGGTGAAAAACAAATATAAGAAAGGGTTCTTTAAGCAAAAATGTTATGGATAATAATTATTATTGTGCTTTTGATTCTATTTACCTTTGGATTCTGTAAAGGATTAGGGCATTATCGCACTGAGGAACAGCAAAGAATTGATGACGAAGCACAAATAAAATTTTTAGAGGAATGGCAAGATGAGAAACAAAAAAGTAGACAATAGTGCTAGATGCGAGGGATGTGTAAATTGTATCACTCGTAAAGATAAAAAAGTAGAGATGGTATACTGCCTAGATAGAGGTAAGGAGTGGCTTTTTGGTCAGTATATTGAGCCATGTCATTATTATAATAAAGGAGAAAATAAGAATGAAAATCATTAAGATTATGTACCACGATCCTGAACTGGAGAAAATTAAGAGTATTAGTAAAGGTGATTGGACTGATTTAAGGGCTGCCGAAGATGTCGAAATTAAAGCAGGTGAGCATAAGCTGATTGACTTAGGAGTTAGTATGGAACTGCCTCAAGGATATGAAGCAATTCTCGCTGCAAGAAGCAGTCTATTTAAAAATACAGGATTGTTAGTTACCAATTCTATTGGCGTAATCGACCATAGTTTCAAGGGGTCTGATGACCATTGGAAACTTTCTGTATATGCCACTCGTGATACAGAGGTGCATAAAAATGACAGAATTGCTCAGTTCCGTATTCAGCAGATTCAGCCTGAGTTGTTCTTTAAGACGGTAGATAACCTTGATGAGAATGAAACAAGAGGCGGTTTTGGAAGCACAGGTGTTAAATAGAGAGGAGAAAATATGGCAAAAAAAGAATTTGAAGATATGCATATCAAAGATAAGGTGTTTGATGTTATATATCATATGGCAATTAATGATATCTGGTTTGACGACCCCCACCGTCTTCTTACTCACACATTAAAAGACGTAAAAGACAATAATTGGAGTTTAGACAAAAATGAAGCTTCTCAATTAGTATACAATGCTATTACAGCGTTAAGTGAAAAAAAGGATGTAGAAACTTATATTTTTAAATGCTTATTTGCAGCTCATTACTATGAATTTGCTAAATATAATGGTGATATTTCTTATGAAAAAAAAGAAGATTTGGAGGCTGAAGTTCTTTCTAAAAAAGAATTAAATATTGGAGATAGTATTCAGGATTATATTTGTTATTCTACCGATGAATGTTTTATCCCCGGAATGACCTCAGTGTCTGATTTCTTAATAGAAGATATACAGGTGCTTAGTTATTTGATTGAATTTTGGCAAAGCGATGGATTTTTAGGTGAAGATTATTTGAATTTTTCATATTGTATTAGAATTGAATTTGAAGATGTCGATGATTTTACGGTCAAGGTAGTTAAATTAGTGAAATAATTATTAGGAGAAAAACATATGTCAATTCCAGTAAACGAACAAGAAACAACCATCCAGTTTAGCAGAGATAGTACACATGCTTACATTTATACATCTGATACTACTATAATGACTAAATTGGATAAAAAAATCAAAGACCATGGTGATACATGGTCTTTGATAGATGAAATTAAAGATAAAGATGGCAAAGTTGTTGGAAAAAAGTATTTAACTCCTAAAACAATGATTAGTTTTAGAAACGAGAAATCAAAACGTTCAGGTAATCCTAATGCAGGAGAAGCATTAAAACGTTGGAGAGAAAAAAAGAGGAGTGAAGCGATGGTTGAAGAGTAGCAATGCTCGTCCAACCATTAATGGTAAATCTCTTGGGGAGATAAAGAACGAGTTGCTTATTATGGAAAAAAGTGGTATAATATCACCAGACTCCACTCAAGATCTTATGTTAAAAGCAGAGCGAGAATTTTATCTGTCTATGCATAAGTACGCAATAACTCATAGTACTACTGGGTACTGGATGACTTATCTCCCCAGTGAGACTTCAAAAAATGGGAGGACAAAAAAGAGAAGTAGAACAAAAGAAGGTTTAGAAGATATTATAGTTGAGTATTGGAAAAATGCAGTAAAGAAACCTTTATACGCTCTTATCCCTGAATGGATAGAATATAAACGTCAATTAGGGTTAAGACGCAACAAGTTTAAGCAACAAACCTATGATAGATATATGTCAGATTTCCATAGATTCTTTGATGGCACAGAGATTTTAAATCAAGATGTTGAAACACTTACTCCCTTAGAATTAGAAGATTTCATCATCGAACGAATTGATACTATGGATCTGACATCAAAATCATATGCAGGATTAAGGATATTGCTTAGAGGGTCTTTAAACTATTATGCAAAGCGTGGTCATTTGTGTTTTTCACCAGAGGACTTTTTCAGCGGATTAGATTTAAGACCTTTCTTTGCTGATAAACAAAGAAAGCAACAATTCTTCACTGATAAAGAAGTTCAAATGATTACAGAATATATCAATACTCATAAAGAGTCTGTTATTAGCTATGGGATTCTTTTTGCATTTTATACTGGCTTAAGGGTAGGTGAGATTTCTGCATTAAAATGGGAGGATGTATCTCAGGGATCGATATTTGTACATCGTACTGAAGAACGAATGAAGAATCCTAATGGTGGATTAACTTATCAGGTCAGAGATAACCCCAAAACTAATGCAGGTATCAGGCATGTTATCTTACCACCTCAAGCACAAGAGCTGCTTACAAGAGTTAAAAAATTATCCCCAGATGGTGAGTATGTTTTTTCAAATGAAAATGGTGAACGCATTAGAGGTGACTCCTATACTAATAAGCTTTATAGAATCTGTAAGTATATAGGGATTGAACCAAGATCGATGCATAAAGCCAGAAAGACATATGCCTCACTGTTATTCAGGAATCATGTAGATGAAGCATTGATTATAGACCAAATGGGGCATATGGATATTAGCACCACTAAAGAGTTCTATAGATGGAATACAGCACAAGATGAAGAATCCAGAAAGAGCATTTACAGTGCCGTTAACTATTAATAAGGTAGAAACTCTGACAGGAGACTCACAGGAGACTCAATATCACTGATAAGAAGCCTTATTTTAAGCCATTTTCGACTGCAAAACTTGCATTCGAATCCCCCCGGGCATACTCGAAAGCCCTTATTTTAAGCGGGTTTTCAACGCCTATAACCTTGCATTTGAGTCCCTAGTGACTCAAAGTGACTCAACATTTTTGTGTTACAAAACTATTAAATTTTCCCCGAAAGGAGGACGAGTGGAGTCTGTTCTCGTTCTCACGAAAAAAAGGATTTACATAAGAGCATAACATTTTTTATGTTTTTATGTAAATCCTTTTTTATTTGCTTGACGGTTTTTCTATACATGGCTATAATTAATCCATCTTATTTTAGGAGGTGGGCCAAATGGCTGAAGAAAAAAAGAGAGTACGCAGAGATAAAAAAACTGTATTAGAAGAAAAGGTTAAAGCAATAGAAGAAAAAATCGCTTCTTTGCAGGAAAAACTCACAGCATTAACTGCTCAGAAAGAAGCATTGGTAAAAGAGATTAGTGAAGTTGGCAATGAGGAATTAAAAAAGGCTAAAGCGGAAGAGCAGAAGAAGATGGCTTCTTTGCTTAAGAAGAAAGGTATCAGCTTAGAAGAACTGGAGAAGTTGTTAGCTGATAAGTAGCCCTCATTATTAGGGTAAAGACGGGTATTTTAACCCTCATTATTAGGGCAAAAAAAGGGATGCACTTCAATTAGAAGTGCATCCCTTAAATAATTATTTCATTTTAACAATGTATTTTGCAGAAACAAAACCGTATTTACCTTTATAAGAAATATAATACCATTTCTTACCATTTACTTTTACTTCATCGCATACATTGACTTGCCAATTATGATTTAAAGTTGGATATGATTTTAAATTGGCAGCAGAAGTGCTTGGACCAGTTCTGAAGTTTAATTTTCCTTTAGGATCGTTGACATTCACTTTCCCTACCCATTGAGTGGTCTTATTATAACCAGATTTCTTGGTAGCGGTTGCTTTGGTAACCGAAGGAGTAGATTCTTTCGTTGCAATATCTTTCTTTTCTTCGTTTTTCTTATTACTAGGCCAATATTCCTTTAGCCAAGTATAAACTAATCTTTGTCTTGTTTTATAAGCACCTACTTGATTGCCAGTATCTGTCTTACAAGCTTCATACAAATTATCAAGTGTGTAAGGCTTTTTGGTTTTCTTAAGTATGCGAGTCACAGCACCTGATCCGCCCTGATGTCTGAAATTACAGCACATAGCTTGAGCTTGATTGTCAGCCACTCCAAGTTTCTCTGCCTCTGCACAAAATCTCTGCATTTGCTCTCCAACCATTTCATCCTGACATTTTCTACCAATATCTGAAGAAATAATTTTTTGAATGCATTTTGCTTTAGCGGAATTCTTCGTTACTTTATAGTATGCCCAAGAACCAGTCAGGTCTTTCCCAACACCCGCAGTATCTAATTTTGCAAATAATTCAGGATCTGCTTTTCTAATACGGAGCAATAGCTGTTTAGCTTCATTAGCATAATGCTGATATTTACCAATGGTAATTGCATGCTCTGTCTTAGCATTTGCATAAGCAGGAGTGAAATCATCATACCTGCCCCCTCCATAACGATGCCCACCAGTTTCTACTCCAGAAATACAATTTCTTAATACTTCTAATTCTTTATCTGTTAGAGCCATTGGAATCACCTCTTAATACTTCACAAACTTCAGGCTAACCCAACCTTTACTCTTGGTATCATAGCCCCAAGTAACATTGTCGTTTAGCTTTGTGATTAGAACAGTAGTTCCCTTTTTGATAGTCTTTAGCACTTTGCCATCCGTAGAAGACTTGCTTCGAACGTTAAGCAGACCTGCTGTAACTTTACCAGTGAATGAAGTGATTTCTTTAGAATAGTCAGCTTTTAAGCTAATCCACCCTTCTCCAATATATCCCCAACCATTTTTCACTTTAGTGACCCAACAAATATCACCTTGTTTAACGCCTCCTACGATGTCATATTGCGTTCCTGCGTTTTTACGTACATTTAATGAGTTTGCTATGATTTCGAGCATATACGGAACGCTAGGGGCCCTAGAAGCAGTCTCTGTGGGTTTGGTCGTAGTAGAAGATGTTTGTTCTTTTTTAGTTTCGGTTTTCTTGGCTTTGGCTTTCTGCTTTTTGACTTCATCTCCATCTTCAAGTTGAATAGCTACATGGTGACCGGGGTACAATAAGAAATCCCCTCGTTTATTCCAATCCCCAGAGGTACAATATTTCTTTGCAGTAAATACTTCAACCTTTCCAGTTGCTTCTAACCGTTGTCTTAATACAGAAGTAGTAGGAGAGTTACCATCTTTATACAATGCTTTTTCTGGAATTCCTGCATACATAGCACAAATAGAAGCAATAGCACTACAGTCTGTCTCAACCTTTTTTGTAATTTTCCCGGGGTCATACCCTACTTTTCTTGCCTCTTTTAATGCAGTGTTTCGTTGATATTGATCATAACCAATATTATCATTTGCACATGCTCTTTCCATAGCAATAGCATTTCTTTCTGCCATCTCAGGGTCTTTAAATCTAATTACCACTGTCCAAGGTCGATTATACCAATGACGAATAAAAACCTCTGAATTACCTTGGTCACCTGCTTTTCCTCCCCATAAATGTCCATTTTCATCGTGGGTAGCGTGCCCGATTTTTGGTTTTCCCATCTCTCAATCACTCCTTCCTTTTATTATATCCAAATTCTTCATTACAAGATCGAAACCCTGAAACTAGGTGTTCTTCTAGCTTCAGGGCTTCATCTAAAGTCATAATAGTATCAGCAATAATGATGCATTTTACATCATCTCTTCCTTGAATGGCTTTCCAATAATCATTATTATTATACTCACCAATCCTTGGATTGATACTATATCTCATGTTGCCGAAATCATCAGAATACTGAGAATATTCATTTACTTCCACATAGAATTTATTTTGTTTAGTCCCAATTATAGGAACGACATCAACACTAATTTCGTACCAAATCAATTTATCCTTTTCTTCCATATGCTTTATCCTTCCGCACCATCCTGAATTACATCAAGAGTGGTTAATGTGATTAAATCAATTTCCTTACAAGCAGTTTCAATCAGACTTTCAACTTCAGGCGTAATTTTTATACCCTTCTTCCTAAGAATACTAATTACATAAACCTTTTTATCTGCTTTCTTAATTTGATCTGTTGCTCCTAATTTCTCAGCAGCCATGACAGTACGATATACAATGTCATACAATCTCTTTTCTTTCAGAAGAGGGATGAGTTGATCCCGAATGGCGGGAATGACATAATATGACACAATAATAGTAATAATACTTCCAATTACTTCAAATAAGTTACTTAAAATAACAGACATAATCATTTCCATAAGGCATTCCTCCTTTAATTATTCGTTGTTTCTTTGATTGGTAAGGCTAAGACTTCTGGATAAACCTTCTCGTCTACGATCCCATCTCCACCTGCTGCTTTGTATTGGTTAACAAGAGCAATAAACCTATCTAGTTCAGTTTGAGTGATACATCCTTGCTTCATTACATCGTGATAGATGCGAAAAATAGTGCTACGATGAGTTTCAATAATTGCATTCGACTGAGTGTCCTGAACTTTTTTAATCATAGAGATAACTTCTTTCATTTGGTCACTTAATTCATTTAGTTTTAAATACTGTCCCTTGTCATGTTTTTCTAAAATTTGAAGCCGTTCTTCAATTTTTTCTTCTTTGTTTTCCTCAGTATTCTTTTCTTCGTGATATCCATCAAACCTAGCTTTTATCCATTTGTACGCTTCATAACTCGCTTTGATTGCAACGTAGGCAAACATGATAGCGAATACCAAAGAAGCGAGTGTAATATTTCCTGTTGGAAATAATAATTTAAAAAGTCCCTCCATCGGAACCACCTCCTATTAGGACCTATAAAATAAAGGTCATGGTATGCAAAAGGCCCTTACAATCGAGGGCCTTCGTGTACTAGTTACTTCTTTGTTATTCATTATTTTTGCCTTCGTTGTAGTCGTAATTGTTTAATTGTAACTCCAGTTCTCGCACACGATTCTCTAATTCAAGAATTCGTTGCTCATGAGAAGAAAGCTTTATAAGTTTTTCATTGTGCATTTGCCAACCCTTCCAAAGGAGCGGTACAAATTTATCATATGCAACAGAATAGATTACATCCTCTTCTGGCATGGTCAAATCATAATATATATCTTGTTTGTCTTTTTCCTGAATAAGAAGATAGGGACGCATACCAATATTATGTTCTATTAAAACGTCTCTTAATTCTTGCGCAAAAATACCATTCTGTTCAAGATGGTTTTCAGTATCATCTTTATAAATAAAATTATGAATTTGGATATTAGAAAGGATTGCATTCACTTCATCTTCCGATGTTAATCCTAAATAATTTTTATATCTAATGTCAGACGTATTAGCAGTTACAGTGCCAGAAGTATTTACAGAAATAACCCATTTTGATTTTGTGCCATACCATATTCCCGCACTATTCCCTTGTGTTGTTGTAAGAGATATGGCATGAGTATTATTTTTTGCTCCAACATATGCTTCAGATTTATCAGCAACATGTGTAGCAACATAAGTGGTTCCAGAAGATTGTGCACAGGATATACTACCCGTAACTGTTCCACCCGTTGAAGTAGAAAGAAACAGACCTTTATTAACCGCTCTTAGTTCATAACCATTCCAACCTGCTAGCCATGTAAAGTTATTATAGCCAAGTCCTGCTGCACTAAATTTGAAAGTAGTTACAGTAGAATTACCACTATCTAAGACCGCTTCAGGTTTATTTGAAGTATCGTATATCTTTCTCCAGCTGCCCCAAGCAGTGTTAGTATTAGATGTACGAACGTATAGAGGGGTAGTTCTTTGATCTACATTATGTGACGGTCCTGCAATCTCCCATGTAACATAACTGCCATCCCATCCACGCATGTGAAGAACAGACCACCATTGGTCTGATGGCAGTGTATTGTTGCTATTATTTATCATAAAATATGCATTTAATAATTTATCACCCATACCTGGCGTTACAGTAGTATTACGATAGTCTTGTATTTTAACTGAAGTTGATGTAATTCCCCATACACCACTTGCACCAACACCATTTCCAAGAACTAAATTTCCTGTATATAGAGATGTTCCATCTTTCTTGTATTCTCTAAAATAAGGAGCAGTCGTACTAGTATAATCATTATCACTCCAAATACGCATCTTTTCTTGACCATTGCCATAAAACCATACTAAACCACCGTTATCATCAGATGACGGTCCAGTAGTACCAAAAATAAGATTTGTACCTTTTGTAAGTATATGGCCTGAAACGGTTAAATCTCCATTCATACTAATAGGTGCAGAAGTTAACTCCCCAGATGCATATCCCCCTATACGTATTGTTTCACCTACTATATTTAATGTATTATCTATACTTAAATAAACTAATGCTTGAGGATAGCTATTGCTCGTTGAAGTATTCCAAAGACCCAGACCTTGGTTATCTAAAAGAGAGCATTGAGTACTAGATGATTTTGAGACCAATAGATCCCCTGTCATCGTGTCTCCACCCTTAAGAACATATCGATCATCAGCAATATCCTTATAATTGTCTTCGTCTAACACTCTCTTCCAATCTTGCCAAGTACCGCTATTTTTACCACGAACACTAAGATGTCCTGTTCGATAATCACCATAGATTTGATGTTTCAAATCACCGCTATAAAACTGAGTATATAAAGCACCATCTGCTTGTTGATAATTCCAATCAGCCTTAGTTAATCCTGAAATATAGCCAATAGCATTTGTAGTGGTTTCAAGTCCTAAAGATGTTGTAGTAGTTACTTTAAAATTAGTAAGGGCAGAAGCATTATCAGCTGTACCGTAGAAACGTGAAGAGGTATCTGTAGTTAAAATTACATAACCTTTCTTAGTATCATAGATACCACGAGTACCAGTACTATTATTCCCACATAAATAAAACCATCTTTCAGTGTCCTCAGTTTTATATCCTACACCAATTTGTGTTTCGGCAGTCCCACGGGTTCGTAAATTACCTGTAGTTTGAATTGTTCCTGTAACACCCGTTGACCCACTAATCGGAATATAATCACCTGTGTTTTTAGTAACAATACTTCCAAATGCACCTTTGTTACAATATGCAAGATTGCTCGCATTATCATTATAACGTCCATTCCAATATGCTAAAGCATTGGAATTAAGAAGAATAGTTTTATCATTTGTTTGAGAAACCCATCCAAGATTAGTGGCAGACGCAAGATTTTTAATAGAAGTCCAAGAATCTGATTTAATCTTATCAGCTTTACTCATTAAGCCACTAACATTTGCTGTAGCCTCTGGTACATAAAATTCACGAACCGCTCCATCCTTATACCAATAAATTGGATGATAAGGTGTAAGATGAAAACTGGTAGTGGAGTATGTTCTACCTAAATATACATACAATTTTCCATCCTCGCTTGTAGGAAGCGTTTGGGTCCACCATGTATTATCTAAATAGAATAATCCATCAGTTCCCAGTGTTCCGACTAAATATAACGGTGCATGAGCAGTAATACTTGAAGCATTTATACTATATCTGGCGTCAACATTGATTGAAACGAATCCAACAGAGCCACCTGTATTATTATTTGCTGTAACATTACTACCTATGTTTGCATACCAAATATTTGGTAATCTAAATCCAGTAGTATTCTTAGTCTTGTTTGTACCAGTGCCATTTGTGATAGTAAAGGATTGATAAGTGCCGTTACTATCTTCCATAAACAGCCCATAAGCCATTAATCCACCTGCACCTGCTTTCCAAGTACTTGAGTCAATTCTAAGCATCGTGACGGTATTATCATCACCTGTCTCTCTAAGACCGTTATTATAACCATCAAATTCTGTTAAACCAGAATAATTAGTAGAACCCGTTCCCGGGAGAGAAGCATACTTAGTGGCATCTGAAAGCATAGTAACTGTACAATTTTCTGCCTCTAAAAGATCAATAGTAAAACTTCTAGGATAAGAAGATGATGTAGGGTTGGTTGACGCTCTTAACCCTAAACCAATTGCATGACCATATGCAGATAATCCTACTTGTGTTGCTCTATAAAGATTGTGGAAGTAGAAACATCTATGAATTGTTGATCCTTCGTATGAATGAGCATTATAAGCTTTATAACCAGAATATGTGGACTGATAACCCCACATTTCAACATCCGCATAGCTATCATAAGTATTTTGATTGGGAACCCAACAATGTATTCTATAACGTATTTTCCACATTGTATAATAAGTGGTAGGCTTCACCGTCATAAAATAGAATGATGCACCTGCAGCATCATTTGCCGAACCATAGAGACCTGTATAAGTTTTTGAACAAATAGGATCAACATCATCAAGTTTTAATTGAGTCTCTTTTAACGTCCCATCTGTGTCCATATAAACAGGTGTTCCTGCGTCGCCAACTCCACCAATAGAAGCATGGGCAACTTGTTGCCAAGCGTTCCAAGCAGTTTGAGACGAAGTACGATAATACATGGTATTTTTAGTTGTATTGGCATTGTAATGCATATAAATCTGCGCTGCATAATCAGGGATAGTGTTTCCTGACGGTTTACGATATGCCATTGTAAATACTTCACCATAGCCATAAGTGGTTGGACCATTAGCCAAAGAACCACCAGTAATATTTGTTACACTAGTATCATAAATGGTATTTAAATCCGTAGGAGACGATTTCATGGGGACTGCTCCCACATCTATAGCTGTAGGTTTGTGCGCAGTATCATACACATAAGCCCAATCTGTCCATGTTTTATCTGATTGTTGCCCACGTATAGCTAAACATCCATGAGTTGTAGACGTACCTGCAACCGCCAATTGAGAAGCATAAGTATTTGAATTATCCCAATCTAAATGAATAATATGAGCATCATATGCAGGTTTACCATTTGCGGCAGTCATAGCTGAAGTGGCTAAAAAGACACGAAGTCCACCATTATTATTTGAATTTATATTAGCTGATGTAGGACGGTTGCCTGATATTTGATGAAGCTCATAAGCTGTAGTTGCTATATCTGCAGTACCTTCCAATCTAATACTTCCACTAGCGTCTGAATATACAATCCATTTGCTATGTTTTCTCGAATAGATTCCACCTTTACCAGAACTACCAACAATAAATGCTACTTGATTAGGATTGGTAGATTGAGTATTATTTACTTCAACTCCACATTCACTTGCTTTGGTAATATAAAGACTGTTGGACAAAGGTACTGATGAGCCTGCTGTGAGAGGAAGGTCTAATGATGCATGGCCTATAAGTTTTCCTTCAAACCCGTTAGATGAAGTAATTTTTCCTGCAGAAATGACTTCACGGCTACCATAACTAAGATGAACTTTATTATCATTTCCCATATAAAGCATCCAAGTATTGCTAGTACTTCCATCAGAAAGCATTCCACGAATACCATAATTATTAGGAAGAATAATATCTTTACCAGATCCTATTGTTAAATTTCCATTTATATCCACATTACTATTAGCAGTTATTTCTTTTTGAACAATAAGATTCCCCGGTATAGTAATATTCATATCTCCATCCCAATTATAAGGATATTCATATTCTGAACCTTTCCCCTGATTTCCCCAACGGAATGATAATAATCGTAATGAAACAATGGGCAATATAGTAGTATCATTAGAAGACGCATTCCTTGTAATAGTAAGTCTTAAATTATTCTGACTAGAGCCATTAACCTTAATCCAAATAGGCACCTGATTAGCGGACACATTTGTCGCCTCGCCTAGTGTTGTCCATGTGGCAGATTCGTCCGACCCAGAACTTGATTCCAATAGCACATCAAACTTAGCAATATTACTACTGTAAGCAACACCGATTACCACCCAAGCACAAGAACAATAAGCAAAACCGCCACCAATCCATTCCCATCTTGCTCCTGATTGATTTGTATTAATAACATAGGTTGACGATATATTCTCTTTATGAGCAAATAATTCTTTGTTTAACGTGGATTCGGTCCATGTTGAACCATCTGTAGTTATATAGTATTTCGGTGTTGTTGCCCAACAAAAAGCCCACAAATCATGCCACAAATATTTAGGAACAGGCGATTGTAAAATAGAAACTGTATTTGGCTTGATCACAGTCCCCGCAGATACTGTATACGTTACATTATCTGTATTAGTTAATGTGCCACCACTTAGCGGAAGTGCATTGTCTGCTTTAGTACCTTGTGTTGCTGTAGCGTAAGCGGTACTTGCTGTATATGCTGCAGATCCTAGTCCTTTAACAGATACATTAGTACCTGCAATTTTAACCTGACCATTATTATCACCAGTGCCTACATTACCTGATGTAGCCATTGTGACCCATTCACTCCATGAGGTATTTGTTCCACCACTATCATTTTGACGAAATAATAAAGAGTTACTTCTAGCTGTTATTTGGAATTTGTCATTACCGTTTCCAATTTGTAGGCCGACCCAATCATTTCCTGCCCACGGTTCACCCGAACCAGAAAATGCGAATGATCCCGCTGTATTATGGAGAGTTGTGTTATCCAAAGTTTTATGCGCAAGAGTCGCTGCAGCTGTTGCTGTGGCTGTTTTACCTAAATATAATGTATCTCCATATGTTTCATCAATTAAGCGGACCCAAGGTTGCCATGCACCATTACCACTACCTGCGAAGGGGTTCCCTGAACGTAAATACATAGATGATGAACTATATGGCATAACAATTTGCGATATAGTATCTCCACCACCTTGTACGACTATCATTTGACCAAAAGCATATGAGGTAGGTGTATTTGTTAAATTATTATTAATTCTATAAAACCCAGAGGTGGTAACTGTATTTAAATCGGTTCCTGCAACAATTGTATATTTTTTATCTACTTTATCGTCTAAAGCCGTTTGTGTCGCTGTAGAAATAGGTTTATTAACATCTGATGTATTATCTACATTCCCTAACCCTACGGTTGACTTAGTAAGAGTTATACTCCCTAATTGTGTTTCCATAGGATTCTTATAAGAAAGAGTTGACCCTGAAAGAGAGAGAGAAGATACAAGATCCTCTGGAGCAGGAAACCAATCTGTAGCTACATTTCCTACTTCAAATTTTGGTGCACGATATGTACAAGTAATACTACCTTCACTAGGTTTAAAAATTCGGCCAATAATTAAATGTTTAGAAACTACATCTGTTGAATTCTGTGTCCAAGTAACCCAATATCGCTTCCATTCTGTTGTAAGTGTAACTTTACAATGACCATCACTTCCACTTGTATTATTAAATGTTTCTCCAGTACTAGATTTACCTTTTATAGTAGTATTAGGGCTATACCAATAGCATGATATTTGCGTTCCATTTGTTTCAGATTTAGCTTCAAAAGATACCGTATAAGTATTACATCCGCTTATTGTTGTAACAGTATATGTCAATCCTTCCACACTACCACCTGATGCCGTAGAAGCAATGTTTTTAGATATTTCTGTCGTTGGATTAATACCAGTTAATAAATTTCTTCCACCAATTTCAATATTATCAATTTCCCCTTGAACAAATGCTGTAGTAGCAATTTGAGTTGTATTTGTTCCACTAGCTGCTGTTGGCGCTTTTGGTGTTCCTGTTAGTTCAACACCATCAATCTTTGCAACCTTAAGAGTGTTGGTATTAGGATTATATTTAAAATCATCGTCATAATTTCTGACGGTTTCTGTCACAGAATCAGAGAACCAGACATGACGGTCTGCGTTAACCGAACCTGTTGTGCCAGAGACTTGATTAGCGGTTATGGCGGTATTGACAGTAACTGAACCATCAGATGCTACTGTAATATTTCCACCAGATTTCACCAAACCCGGAGTAGAAGATGTAGCGACAGAATATGCAGGTAATGTAATAGTACCAGTGCTTCCGTCAGCTTTTGTGTATGTAATCGTTGACCCTGAATTTGAAAGCCCAACTATATGACCTGCATCAATATAAGAAAGTTGGCTCCACTTTGAGGAACCATCGCCTACACGAATTTGTTTTTTATCGGAAGAATAAGCGATTTCTCCCTTTTTAAGTACTGGATCTGCTGATGTCCATTCAGCATGCGTTTTTGAGGCGTTTAATAATCTTACTTTAAGTGAAGTTTCTGTTGCCAATTTTGAGCCTCCTTTCTTTTAGTTTCGTTTAAAGTTTCTATATAGTAAACAACTTTCGTTGTGGAATTTTCTATATTAAAAGACCCTACTGTTGTATTGTAGGGTCTTATTTGTTTCGTTGTAATCATTATTGTTCCTTATAAAATTAGCTAAAATTACCATCAAGAATTAAATATTCATTTGCACTCTGATATAATTTATTTGCATTCAGTTTTCCTGCAAATTCAGTGGCGGTAACTACTTTTGTGCTTGGGTTAAATGTAATTCCTGTATTGTAGATTGCTTTTGCTGCACTTCCTGATGTAGGAGAAGTTGAAGCAGATGCTAAAATAGGGTAGTTACCACTAGCAGTAGAAGAAGTCTGGACAACGTTTTGGTCTGTCTTTACATACCCTTGCCCGGTCACGAAATCGTTCACTGCCTTCGAGGTCGGAAGGTTTGTAGACGTCGATCCTACTGAAATACTAGCGTCTACTTGTTTAATACTTGCTTCACCTAATGTGATAGTGCCAGTTTTAGCAGTAGTAGTTAAATCTGATGTAGTAGTACTATACTTTAATGCGGTAACTGCTTCATCACCAGAGGGAACATAAGCCCAGTTTGTAGTATTTGCTGTTAAACTCCCTGAATTTAAAGCAATTAACAAATCACCAATTTTACAGCCACTATGACCTGCCCAAGTACCCGCTGTAATGATTTTGTAAGTATCACCTTTAACTACATTAGTGGTTGGAACTGCGGTTACGGTACCACCTGAGCCAAGTGTACCACGAAAAACCATTGCATCTGAAGCAGCGATTTTAGTCGTAATTTGATTATCAACATATTGCTTTGTGGCAGCTCCTAAATTAGCTGTAGGATCAGCATTAAGTGTAACTGCACCAGTAAACGTACCACCAGATTTAGGCATGGCAGCATCAGCCTTTTCGCCTTGTGCTTTTGTTGCGAATGCATTTGCTTCAGTATAAGCAGCACTTTTTAATCCAGTAACAGCAATATTATCTGTATCAGTCCCATTCACTGTAAGTTTCACAGTACCATTGTTTGTACCGCCAGTAATACTCACACTACTAACTTTACTATCCGCTGTTTGTTGCGCAGCTTGAGCCGCAGCCAAAGCAGCAGCAGCGTCTGTAATACCTTGAGAACCTCTATCATATGCTTTTTTTACAGCATTGGCAGTTCCTGCCATGGTAGTAGAAGTACTATTAACAGCATCATTAAGTTGAACAACACCCTTTTGACTGGTAGAAGCATCTTTAACACTAATTTTTCCTGTACTGTCTACATCTACATTAGTACCAATCATAACCCCGCCAAGCACACTAGAAGTAGCAGGAGACAAGTTATAGGCAGCTTGATTAATTATTGATCGAATTTCAGATTCTGTTAATGTTAAATATGGCAATTGGGCAAAAGTATGAACGCCATCTCCCGCCTTGACTTTAGGTGGAACAGTGTAATCTGCGCTTGTCCACTCTAACATTAATTCACCTTTTAATGCTACTGTATCGTTAGAGGCCCATGTTGCACTATCTTTGCTACAAAGCACAATTCTTGTATTAAGAGTTGAACTCGCCATGATTCACCTCCTTTTTGATATTTTAATTGTTACCATCAATTACTGAAATTTCTTCCCAATCACTGCCTACACAAAAGAATTTTAAAGCATTCTCATCCCATCTATATGTTTTGTTTTCTTCTTGAGCAACATATAAAGTATCTGTACTACCAGTGGTTGGAAAATATAAATGATTTTGGTAAGTTTTTATTTTGTCTGAGGATTCTAAAGCTATTTTTTTAATAAGTTTTTTAACCTCTTCGGTATATATCCCCATCCCATCATAATCAATATACTTATTAGCATTACTATTAGAATTAGTATCAGCCATTTAAGAATCCTCCTTTCTATATATTCTTGTCATCCTTTTTCTCCTTAAAATTATTCAGAAAACAGCGCACGTATTTCTGCCTCTGTAGCAGGAGTCATTGTAATTCCTGTTGATTGCTCTAACAAGGCGATTCGGTCTGTGTTACTTTGTACTGTCGTCCCAAGATTTGTAATATCTGTAGCATTCTTATTAGTCTTAGCATCCACAGCTTCAATAGACTCATTTAAACCTTGAACTTGCTGATCAGTATATGCCTTGGCATCTTGCAGAACTTGAGCATCTTTAGCATCGGCTTGTGTTCCTGCCTGAGTTACAGCTTCAGTAACAGCTTCTGTCTTTGCAGCAGCAATCTTATCATCAGTTTGTGTTTTCGTATAATAATCAGACAAATTTGTGGAAGTATCTCCAATCAGAGTTAAGACACCCTGAATTTTTACATATTCCTGATATTTATCATTTCCAGTGACATCTTCATCTCTAATTAAATAAATTACATTATCTTTAGCGTCTTGATCACTGGGTAATTCCTCAACGACAACTGTTGTTAAATGTGTACTGGTTTCAACGGCTTGAGCAATTAATGTTTCAACATCCGCTCTTGTAATCAAATCTGAAAGTTTTACGC